CATTGACGGTGCTTACGGATGCTACACCAACGGATACGAGTACAGCATCTCCGATGCTGTTTCCGTTGCATCTTACAACGGCATTTCGGTCATCTTGAAGAACGGTAACGTCATTGATGCACCTTTCGATGTGGTTGCTGACCCCAATACCGTTGACGGTAAGGTTGTTAGTTACGATATCAAGAATGATAGTGGGGAAGTCTTACAGTCTACTGATGGATTATGGGAGTTTTATGTAAAAGACGGTAACGCTATTATTACAGAATACCTTGGAACTGAAACCGTGGCTGTGTTCGAGATTCCCAGTACAGTTTCAGCAGATAATATGACATATCCCGTAACAGGGGTCTTAGAAATAAGCAATAGTGAAATAACAGATAATTCTGAACTTGTATTACCAAATACTCTCCAATATATTGGAGATTATGCATTTACCAATTTATCACTAATCGGTGAATTATCATTGCCCGATTCAGTTACCTACATTGGAAACGATGCATTTAGTTATTGTGGATTCACTGGCTCGCTGGTCATTCCAGATTCAGTGACCACCATCGGGAACAGTGCGTTTAACAATTGTACTGGATTCACTTCGCTGACCATCGGAAACAGTGTACAGACTATCGGTGAATATGCATTTGATTATTGTGATGGATTCATTGGCTCGCTGGTCATTCCAGATTCTGTGACCGCCATCGGAAATAGTGCGTTTAACAGTTGCACTGGATTCACTTCGCTGACACTTGGTAGTGGGTTAAGGACAATAGGAACAGCGGTGTTTTATTTTGGATATAATGACGTAACCTTGACAATCAAGAATGGTATTCAGACATTATCGTCAAATGTATTCGAAGGTCTGCTTGTTTCGGGAGAATTAGTAATTCCAGATTCGGTTACTTATATCGGTGATAATGTATTTGCTGATAAAAATATAACAGCGTTGACATTGGGTAGTGGATTACAGGCTATCGGAAACAATGCGTTTGCAGGGAATTACAATCTTACTGGTGCGCTGGTCATTCCAGATTCAGTGACCACCATCGGAAACGGTGCATTTAGTAATTGTAAGATTACTTCGTTGACTCTTGGAAATGGATTGAAGACTATCGGAGATAGAGCATTTGAGAGCGTTTCAACAGTTACTGGAACGCTGAATATCCCGAATGGTGTTGAATATATTGGAATAAGTGCGTTTGGAGGTGGAGGATACACTGGTACTCTGACCATCCCAGATTCTGTTACAAGTATTGGAGAGGGTGCATTTGCTTATTGTGAGGGATTTACTGGTACATTGGTCATCCCCGAATCAGTAATACATATTGGTTCCGATGCATTTAATGGTACTAATTTAGATATCTCAAGTCAGTACACACAGGATGATTGGGAGTTCAATATAGTAAATGGAAAGGTAATTCTAAATGAATATACTGGTAGTGTAGATGGGAATGTGTTTGAGATTCCATCTACGATGAATGTGGAAGGAGTGGCGTACCCAGTTACTGAGATAGGTAATAGGATAAGTACACTAACAAGTGCAAGTCTTTACAATATATCAGTGGTATTACCCAGCACATTGATTAAAATCAATGATAACGTATTTGCACGCACAGGTATTGCTGGTACATTAACCATTCCCAATTCTGTTACGTATATTGGAGATGAAGCATTTAGCAATTGTTCTAATTTGACTGGTGCATTGGTTATCCCCAATTCTGTTACGTACATAGGTGATGATGCGTTTAATTTCTGTTCTAATTTGACTGGTGCATTGGTTATCCCCAATTCTGTTACATATATTGGAGATGAAGCATTTACAGGTTGTCAGATTACTTCGTTGACTCTTGGAAGTGGATTAAAAACCATTGGGAAGTCTGCTTTTAATTCAACACCAATAAGCGGTACTTTAACACTTCCAGACGGGTTAGAATACATCGGAGAACATGCGTTTGCAAGTTGTATGGATTTAACAGGTTCGCTGGTCATTCCAGATTCTGTTACGTATATTGGAGATGAAGCATTTAGCAATTGTTCTAAATTAACTGGCACATTAACTATTCCTAGTACGGTTGAATATATAGGTGCTCGGTTAGTTTCATCAACTCCGTTTGAATCATTGGTACTTGGCGATGGATTAGAAGTTATCGCTGAGTCTGCATTTGCATATTCGTCATTCACAGGCACGCTGACTATTCCAAACTCTGTTACGAGTATAGGTGCTAACGCATTTAATAATTGTACTGGGTTCACTGGTACGCTGGTCATTCCAGATTCCGTTACAAGTATCGGGAGCAGTGCATTCCAAGGCTGTTCTGGATTCACTTCGCTGACCCTTGGAAATAATGTACAGACTATTGGCGATAGTGCATTTAATGACTGTTCTGGGTTTACTGGTGCATTGGTTATCCCAGATTCAGTGACCACCATCGGGAACAGTGCGTTTAACAATTGTACTGGATTCACTTCGCTGACCATCGGAAACAGTGTACAGACTATCGGTGATAGTGCGTTTAATGGTTGTTCTGGATTCACAGGTGCATTAATTATTTCCAATTCTGTTACAAGTATTGGGCCAAATGCATTTTATGGTTGTACTGGATTCACTTCGCTGACCATCGGAAACAGTGTGCAGACTATCGGTTACAGTGCATTTAGTGAATGTTCTGGACTCATAGGTGCGTTGGTCATCCCAGATTCTGTCACATATATTGGACAGAGCGCATTTTATGGTTGTACTGGCTTAACTGCACTTGTAATTGGTTGTTCAGCAAATATCGAATCTGATGCATTTAGTCAAGTCGAGTTTTCTTCGATACTCAATATCGGTACAACTACAATTACTGATAATATGGGCGTGAACCCGTCTATCGTCAAGGACAGTCTTGTAACCGCTGGAACAATCCAGGCAATCAGTAACAAGAGTGGCGGAGATTCAAGCGGTAGCAATAACGGAATGACCAACACCATTCTTAGGCTCATCCCTCTGTTCGCTATGCTCGGAGTCCTCATCGGATTCGCTGTACCTCTGGTATCCAACAGATTCGAGTAAACAATTTAAGGGCCGAAAGGCCCTAACCCTTATATACAATCACTACATCGTACAATCGTCAAGGGATACGTTGGTACTGACACATCGGGTGGGTGCCAGCATTGTATACTCCGTTCTGTTGCACCCTTCACCCGAATACTTATATATCATCACTACATCGTCCAACCAACAGGGGTTGGATACCGATTGGAGGGAATGGTCGGTATTCATGATAATCTGTCAGATTTTCATTTAAATCTACCATACCCCCATCCCCACGCTTTATCAAATGGAATGACCAACACCGTACTTAAGTTCATTCCCCTGTTTGTATTTTGAAGCATCTTAGGGCCGAAAGGCCCATTTTATCCATTTTAGTAATCACTAGTTATAACTAGTTTTATATATCACTACAAGGATATAGATGTAAGAAAAACAAAAGGTGTCCGAAATGGCAGTGAACTACGCAGACAAAATCGCAAAGTGTGAAGAAGCAATCGCAAAGAAGCAGAACCTCATCGCAAAGAGAGAGAAGCAGATAGAAAAGGCCAAGGGCGAACTGAATCCCCTCCTTGAATCCATCGGTTGCCCCCAGGTCGTTTGGCTGAACAAGGAAGAATCCGACCGTGTTGATGCGTTCATCCGCAACGAACTTCTGACCAAGCACCCCGACAAGGGCTACTACGAGGTTTACCCCCTCGGAGATATCCACGAGATTCTTTACAACATCCACGAATACCAGTATTCCATCAAAGAAGCACAGGGAGTCATTGAGGACAAGCAGAAGACCCTCGCAAAGTACAGAGCCCAGGTCGATAAGGAACAGAACAAGGACCTGCTCATCGAGCAGATGCCCGCCGTGTTCCGCGAGTTCCGCAACGAACTTCTGACCAACTGGGATGAGTTCGACATCAGGAACCGTCCCGTCATCGAGAAGATTCACTCCTGGTACACCGATGCCAAGTACAAGATTTCCAGCAGAATCCAGCGTGTTCCCTATGAATATTCCTGGAAATCCCTTACTGACGAGCAGAAAGCCATGCAGGAAGAGGTAAAGAAGCAGAACAGGCCGTTCAACAGGATGATGCGCTACCTTGAGGCCCGCTACAGGCCCTACTCCCACCTTGAATATCTTATTGGCCTTTCTGACGAGGAAATCCACACGAAGAATGTTGAAGCCACCCGTGCACTTATCCTCGAACTCTATGAGAGGGTCATCAAGTACACTGGTGCAATCACCGATGCGTTCAACCTGCATGTGACCAAGGGAAATGACGGATTCGCAACCATCAACGGATATGTCGAGGGAGAGAAGGGGACCGCAAAGGTCGAGTCCCACGGATGTGCAGGATACAACATCGTGAGGTACTACGTCAGAACCAACGTGTACCCTGTCCACTGAACCCCGCTACATGGGGGCCTACGGCCCCCTACAACCGAACAAAATACAAAAGAGGTATCAAACATGGCACAAGGAGATTATTTTAACGGCAATCTACGTATCTGTAAAACCGCCCAGCCCGTCTGCAGGTCATGCGGAACCGTAGGATGCTATGAGTTCAACTATCGGACAACGTTCAGCACCATCGTTTCAAGACTCAGGCAGTACGGATGGTCGCTTGGAGATAACGGACTGACATGTCCGAATTGTAAAATGAATCGCAACCAGTGAGGGGAAACAATATGAACGATATCTTTGAAGACCCACCCAGGTGCCAGACCTGTGTACTTTCCGAATACTGCACCCGTAAGAACATCTATCGTAATGATGGGTTTTGCAGACTTGATAGATATGACGAGGATGAACTCGAAGATGTCCTGGCCAACTCCCTGTGGTTAGCGGGTGATACAAGGGTCCAACCTCTGCCAGATGTAGACCTGTGTCATAACAAGATGACATTGACCGAGTTTCTGGGTATGCCAGTTCTGCGTACCCGTGACGGCCAACGGATTATCTTGGAGGATGGTGACATGGATGCCATGTCCGAGTGGTTCGCTAGATTCCGTAACAAGAGGGATTGGCTGAAGAACTGTGCGACACATCATGGCCAAATGGTAGAATGAAGATGGGAGATATATCAGACTGCAACTAAGGCCCCAACACCCCGATAAGGATTGGATGTGTGTGAGGAATACAATCCTCAGCGAAGTCTGTAGGATGATTATCCAGAACGAAGTGAAAAGATACAAGGAGAATATACATGACTGACGATTATCAATTCAGCACTGAACCTAAGTGGCAGGAATTTACAGACACCTACCGTGAGAATCTCGGCAGGCATTCGGTGAATTACCACAGTTGGTTTGCGGTCAAAGATGAGGGGATGTTCAAGGATTTCTGGGATTGGATGGATGGCACGATTACCCAGGACAAGTTCTATAAGATGTACCCTCGGAAATCCAAATTCAACATCTATGCGACTGATATCAACACTGGCAAGAAGGTCATAATCAAGTGCAGAGCCGATAAAGGGAACATCGAGGATGTATTCGGATTCGGCAGTAAGATGTTCATGCCATTCATGACAATAGATGACCCATGCCTTGATGGATTTGCTATATTCAGAAGTAGCACGTTATTCCCGAAACGGGGCACACTCAGTGTGCATCTGGTCGATAACACCCATTGGCCTGCACTCAATCGCGGAAGGTTCATCCTAATCAACGAGAAATATGTTCCTGATACAGAATACAAGAGGGTATCGGAATGAATCCATGCGAATACCGCATTCAACAGATGGCGGTCTATGCACGTAAATTCAGATTCATGCTGGATGCGGTCCATTATATGAGCATCGACATGCGCCCGTTCATCCATCCAATCCTAACGGTCAACTATAGCAGATGGAATAAGTTGAAAGTATGGATAACCAACAGAATCCATCGTGCTGACACTAGTAAAAACTAATATTAAATATCACTACATATATCCTCAAGTAAACGTAGAGGTGGCACGTATGAAATTCGGAGAAGCCCAAGATGCAATGAAGAATGGTAAAAAAGTAACCCGCCAGGTATGGCATGATAAGAATGTATTCGCGTACATAGTCTTCGGCCGTATCGTACCTGCCCAATTCTGGACAGGCCCTGCGGAGTGCATCCGCCAGGGCGGTGTACAGATATCCGCACACATCGACATGCTTATGGCAGATGGAAGTGTCTGTATCGGATGGAACCCAACACAGGTAGACTTGATGGCTGACGATTGGGAAGTGGTCGAATGACCTATCTCTTCAAATTGAAGATGTCTGACGGACAGGAGTTCCTTATCGAGAACAAGAGTCCTAGCGTAACAGATATGGTTAATGAACTGCTGGCCTACCCGCAGTTCTTCCCCCTGGTCGTTTATGACAAGACCATATTCATCAATAGGAACCAGATTGTGACCGTGACTTCGGTGAATTGATATGGCTGAAACCCGTGATAAGATAACCATCGAGTATTATCAAAATAAAACAATCCTTCATTTCGATGACGATGAATCGAAAGAGATTATCTTCGGGGGCGTTTATTCGGTATATGTCAATGTCCCTAAAAGAAACCAGATTGCAAGAGGATATCTTGAAGTGGTAGTAGAAGGAACCGATGAACCCCTCTATGAAGGAAACGGTGGAATATTCGGGACATATAAAGCAAAAGAAGTCGATATGAAGGTGATGCAATGACTCAGTATTATAAATGCGACATATGCGGAAGAACAAAAGACGAAAGGACAGCAAAGAAAGAGAACTGGCATACCGTGACCACAGAACCCTTCAATAAAGAAAAATTCTGGAATGAAACGGAAACGCACCACTATTGTTGGAGATGCTGGTTATTCTACTGTCTGGCCATCTCCAAAGCAGACGAAGAATATCAGAAAATCAAAGGTACTGATAAAGATATCTATGCAAATGAAAAGGAATGAAACAATGGAAGACATACTGGATTTGGTATTCGGAAGAGCATTCGGAGAGAAAGAGATGTATGCGGAATGTTGTAAATCATGCCCTCAAGATGAAAACTGCACAGAGCCCTGCGAAATCTGGTACAGAATGTATGGAGATAGGTAACATGGACCTGTATGCATATGGCCAAATCGAGAATCTTGATGAACTCGCAAAGAAGAATGGAATCGACATACCCAGACTTCGCGGGTATCGTCTGATGGCCGAGATGACCCCGTTCAGTGATGAAGAAATCGAAAAGAATATCAGAGAGGTCTATAAAGACACGCTGGAACTGTACACCCCTAGCAAACACTGCGCCGTTATGAAAGGTAGGAAACTTTACGATAAAAGGCAGGCCAAAGGCGAAGCGAGAGCACATGCCAAACGTACACGCAAGCAAATGGAGATGTATAACAGGTACTGCGGGTGCAAGGACGTACTCATGGTACACGCACGGATTGGTAAATGGAACTGGGCCGAATACGGTGGACCGTTGATAAGTATGGAAAAATGGTTTATCGAAAAGGCGGATGACGGTTATGACCCCACCTATTGCGATATATATGTCAGAATCAAAAGAGATGACGAAGAATGACTCTGTTCAAGAAATACTATTGCCCTGATTGCGACCGTAAACTGAAAAAGATGCACATATCTATCACTACTCCGCTCTACTGTTGCTGGCACTGTAAGAAGGTCTGGCTTGATACGGAACTGGAATGTATGAATAAAGAAACCCATATCCTGGATTCCTCCGATTGGGATTCAGGATGTTGCAGATGCTATTGCAAGAGGTGTGATGATGACGAGTCCCACTAACGGTCAGCAACTGCGTGAACCGACCTATCTCTATAAATGCGGATGTATCATCAATGACCTGGATATCGCAAAAGAACGCATCCGCGATGCATTGAATATCAACAGGAGATATAACCTGCTCACAGAGGACGAGAAGATATCCCTATTGCGGATGGAAGCACTATTGAGTCTAATCCGCGAAAAGACTAGCGATAATCTATCTCCTGCGGGAATCATTGATGCGTGAAGTAATATGATTACTGGCGGAGATATAATACAATTCATCGGAACATGCTTATCCGAGTCAAAAAACGATGCTAAAGAGAGCCTAACCAATATCCGCAACTCCATCAAATGCGGAAGGATGGTTCGCAGATATTGCAAAAAATGCGAGATGTGGACCCAAATCAATGTCCTTGAATGGAATTGCCTGAACAATACAGATAAGGGCAGAATCCAATGCCCCTAGGGAAACAATGACCCAGGAGATGTAGAACATGAATGAAGATAAAAGACTTCGTGCCTCCCTGGAATTAAATTCATGCATCCAGGCATTGACCGAATCAATGACCAGGGGTATGACGGATGCACTCGAAAAGGCCGAACTGACCATCAGAATGAAAAAGGTCCAGGAGATGATTGCCAGCCTACCGATAGGTAACGGGCTCACAATCTATCGGACTGTCGGAGAAGTCTTGGAAGTGGAATGGGCGGACAATCAGAACATTATGGCCATCTACGTAGATACCCTGGATGTTACCCTGATTGTATATGACAAAAATAAAGAATACAAATTTAATCTTGGTACGGGTTTACCAGACCTTGCCAAGATACTTAATGGAGATGACAGACATGATGGCAGAAACCTTGATTCTGAACGAACTTGCTGACGGACCTAAGACCTTTCGTGATATTTGTGCATCACGGCCAGATATCGAAGAGTTCGTGTTCGAGATGTCCTTGAACACCTTATTGGCAACAGGGAAAGTAGCCTACAACACAAGTGCTGAGGAATACTGCATCATTCCTGGAGCATGACCGTAATCCATTAATATTAACGTAGTGATAACTCTCCAAAAAGAAGTGATAGAATGGTAGTGTTGTCCACTGAAGTAACTACAATCTTCACTTGGAAGGATATTGACTGGAACAGAAATATCTGCAGGGTGATTTGATGGAGTGGTATTGGCTTTTGCTGATGATGTATGTAGCACATACGATTGCGGATTTCCACCTGCAAGGCAATCTTGCTAATCTGAAACAGAAATCATGGTGGGAGAAGCATCCTGATTATAAGCCCGAATACTGCAAGGATTACCAGACCGCACTGGTCATCCATGGGGTTGAATGGTCCTTCATCACCCATATCCCCCTGATTTGGGTCTATGGATTCACCCCTACGGTATGTCTGTTAATCATCATCAACGCTGGACTTCATGCGCTGATTGATGATGTGAAGTGCAACAAAAAAGCAATCAATCTTAAACTTGACCAGGAATTTCACTTCCTCCAGATTGTTTATTCCGTCACGGTCATGGTAATGATATATGGAGTGTAAACAGATGGATTCAGATATAAATATGATTGACCTGCCCGAAAGGGTCTGCCGTAACTGCAAATCATTCATCAGAGTACGGGATTTTCCAGAAAGATACCAAGAAGACACGCCATACGATAGGTCCGTTATGAGGGTGGGATTCTGCCTGCTGGGACAGTGCAAAGGAATAGATTTCGGGCTATATTACAATACACGGAAACCAGATTGCAACAGTTATTGTTACGATTCATATAACGATGAAACCTATAAGATGGAATTGACCTTGAAGAACTGGGTCGATAAAATCACAAAGGACACCTTTGACCGCAGAACCAAAGCATATAAGGTTCTGGATGGATTCCGCAACAGCCTGGATGACCCCGCATTGAAACCGAAGAAGGTTACGAGTATAATGGGCAGACCGATACGCGATGAAAGTCTGTCCCAGGCCCTATCCCGTCTGGGTGAGGACAGGTTGATGGAATACTTGGCAAGATTGTATATATCCAGGGTTGCCAGGGACCAGATATTCAAGATTCATACACGTAAGTGTATGCCCTACAAGGAATATGATAGGGTGCTGGGATATATAAGGTTCAAACTAGCAGATGCCTATGAATCTGGACTTAAACATCTGGATAACGAAATCAAAACAGAGGCAGAAGAATGAAATACAGAAAGAAACCGATAGTCATCGAGGCCATCCAATTCGATGAAAGTAAGATAGATGATGCGATGGCATTTACTGAATACAATCTGATTCACAAAACCATCAAGATAAACGGACTCCTGGGCCCTGAAACAGTAAATGTCTGGTCCATCCGCACCGACCACGGTCCGCTGGATATCCAGAACGGAGATTGGATTATCAAGGGAACCGAGGGGGAATATTATCCCTGTAAACCAGATGTATTCGATAAAATCTACGAAAAGATTGACTGATGGAAATCGGAAAGAGCCAGACATACGAGGGATTAGAAATGAGGTGTGAAGAATGCAAGAACTATATCTCCTATCCTTTCAAATATCGGGGATGCACCCTGAAATCATCCAACCCCTGGAGATACAGATTATTGTGCAGACCTAACGGAAGGTGTATCATGTACAACCCGATAGCGAAAACAAAGATATTCAGAATAGAATCAGCACACCAGCCAGTTAATGGAGAGTTCTATCTGATGACACGGTATAGGGATACTTATTATGATGCGTGCGATTGTCTTGAAGAAGAAGACTGTCTAAACGGAAAAATCTATCTGGATGACTGCTTATTGGAAGAAAAAGATAGAGATGGTACCTGGTCACTAGGCCTAGATGCGGAATACATAGTAGTATGCGATTACGAACCTTATTGGAACAAGGATACAAAATCCTATGTCACAGGAACACATGCCTGTGATATGGATGAATACGTCCGTACAAAGATAAAAGAATATCCCGACAAGACATGGACCTATATCTCATGGCCAAAAAAAGATATTGCTACATTACCGAAAGGCGGTAAAAATGACTCAGAAGACTGATGAAGAAAAAAAGAACGGGCAGGCCAAAACCAATACCTGCACATTAATCGTGAAGATTGATATGGTACTGGAAGGGGATTCCACCCAGATTCAAGCCGAAGATAGTGTCTGCGACTGGATTGACAGAATGATGCTGTACCAAATCGGCTACAATGAGGTTGCTGATAAAAAACGTCCCAGGGTATTCGATTATGATATCCATAAGGCAGAAGTGCCAGTGAATCAGTGCGAGCAATGCCCAGAATGCGTAGTATTGTTTGACGATGATGGCTACCATGGATGTAAGCCAGATACCCATTCGGCAGTATGCAGAGATTGCGAACACAGCAAGGATATGCGTGAATGAGAATAGAATGGGAATGCGATATGGTGTTCACCATCACGTTTCGTGTCGATAGCGAAGAAGACCGCAGTAACCTACTGGATATGATGCGTGATAGGACGAATATCAAAATCACGATAGAGGATGATTGAATGCCAATCAAAGTAGTCATGTCCGATGGAACCGAACATATAGACCAACTCACGTCAATCATGGATTTCGATAGATTATGGACAAACTCCATGAAAAAATGCACACTTATTATGTGCACATCAGATGATTCCACGGTTAAATACCTGAACCCATATCTGATTGCACATGTGGAACAGATAAAGATGTGATATGATGCAATCCGATTTATACTACGCACAAAACAAAAACAGACTGAAACCCGAATCGAAAGAACCTCGCAAAGTCAAAAGGTATTGTTGCACCTACGAGGAATACATACAAGCCATTATCGAGGAATATGGCAAAGATATAATCGTATTGGGATGAATATGGCGAAATACACGTTGTATAACGGTGATGCCCTGGAATATCTGAAAGATATTCCCGATGAAAGCATTGATTTAATCGTATCCGATGTGCCATATCCAACAACAAAACGTGGCAGTAAAGGGTCTACGATGGGCGGATACTGGAACTCCGATTTAGTCAACAAAGGCAAGATATTCTCCAATAACTCGATTAAACCGTCAGAGTATCTTCCAGACCTATACAGGGTGCTTAAAGACGGCACACATTGTTACATCATGATTAATAATCTGAATCTGGTCGAGATGCTTAATGAAGGGTTGAAGGTAGGATTCAAATTCATCAAATTGTTAGCATGGGACAAAAAAGTGCGTATATGCGGTACTTATTATATGGGTCAGATTGAACATATCATCATGTTCAGAAAAGGCAAAGGCCGTCCAATCAATGATTGCGGTACATCCGATTTACTGTCATTCAAGGTAAACAAACTAAAGGATGCTGATGGCCACAATCTGCATGATACCGAGAAACCCGTGGAACTTATGGAAGTCCTTGTGAACAACTCATCGAACCCAGGGGATATGGTCTTAGACCCCTTTATGGGAATCGGTGCCACAGGCATCGCCTCGCTGAAGAATGGTAGGAATTTCATAGGGGTGGAGATTGACCCCAACTATTACAAAATCGCTGAAAAGAGAATGGAGATATACAACAATGTCTAATTAATCATCGAACCGATTTGAATAGACTGGAGGATTAGACTGGGTACGATATACGGAATACTGGATTGTGGAAGGGTGTATCAAAAATACCGCAACGGTGCGAAAGTGCAGTCAGATGGCATAAACGCACTGAAAAGACTATCCTCATCCAATCGGATGATATTTTACTTCCAAAATGGCGAACTTTACGCTATATCCCCGTATATTTAACCTTATAAGTAATCATTAGTTGTAACTAGTTTTATATATCACTACAAGGATACCTCTGTAAGAATAACAAAGAGGTATCTGAAATGACTGGAACCAACCCCAAATACTTCGAAGAGAACTGCATCTATATCCACAAGCCTACTGGCGAGGTGTTTTATGTCATCCGCTATGAAGATGTCGGGGACAGATTCTGTCCAAAACACTGTATGCAGGTTGTTTGGATTGGTAAGAACCATAAGGAAATTGAGCATGAGTCCTGCGGAGAAATCTCCCGCCTAAAAAAGCGCGGAGATATGTTCATCACAGAAAGGGACTTGGACATTATCCTGCATACTCGTGAACATGCACTCAGGTACTACGCTGATGAATGTGAGGTCATAGAGTGCCGTCACATCATCGGGTCGATGTTCACTTTACCCTTCCGTGATGAAAACCCTGTTGCAGAGTGGTATCGGAAGGAGTGGGACACGTTCACCGCACAGTTCAGGGGGACCCAGTGATGAGCACGATTGAACTCAATCAGGTCTATGAGGGCAGGAATGCGTACACGCACGATTACAACTACTTCATCTGTTACTACAATGAAGAGCGCGGGCACTATGCGGAAGATTATTGTTCCGTGCTCGGTCAATGCAGGAATCTGGCATATGGGGGATTCCGTACCCTCGATGAACTGCTCACCCATGTAGAATGGGCCTATGATGAAATCCGCAAGGTGATGTGAATGAAGCCGAAGTGTAAGTTAATCGGAGAGGATGGGAACATCTTCCATCTTATGGCAGTCGCAAGCAATGCCCTAAAAAAGAACAAGATGTCAGCACAGGCAAACGAGATGCAGAGCCGTATCTTTGCATGCGGTTCGTATGAGGAAGCGTTGAGCATAATTCAGGAATACGTGGATGTATACTGATTGTACCAGAGGAAATACAATGGGAAAAACAAAGAGCGAAAGGAAATCCTGCACGGACTGCAAGTATTGCTACACGCAATGGAGATACTGCGAATGTAAATTTTATCATAAGGAGATTACACTTCCAGATTTCGAATGGTGGCAGTGCGATAAATATGAAGAGAGAGTGACCCAATGAGCAACGTAGTGTTCACAGTACCGAAAAAACAATGCACAGAAATCGAAATCCAGGGAATCAAATTCATCCAGGTAGACATGGGAATGGATGCCGACACCTTCCTCTTGAATTACCTCAAATGGCAAGCCTCGGGTGATTCCATCGGAGCAGTTGCAAAGAAGGATGTGGACGAATGACCGAGATGAAGCCGTGTCCGTTCTGCGGGAACGATGTTGAACTGAAACACTATAATGCCAACGGTAACGATTGGTGGTATATTGTGTGTAGGAACTGCAGTATAGCGATAGACCCGTGGATGTGGAATAGCGGACAGACCAAAGAGGAAACCATCATAAAATGGAACAGAAGAGTGAATGAATGATTGATGATGACCTTAAACATTGTCCGTTTTGTGGAAGTAGAGGAGCAACAGCAATCGGGTCTAAGAACGAATCCTACTATTATTACATTCTATGTGTAAATCAGCATTGTCATGTAAAAACAAGAAGATATTACAGTCGTATGGAGGCAAAAGATTCGTGGAACAGGAGAGTGAGTGAATGACAAATACCCCAGATTGTTCCAAATGCGCTATCAGACATCAATGCGATACGGCAAATACTGGTAATTGCTGGCTGACTAAGAAATACGAAGAACAATCGGAGTATGTGGTCAAGAAAATGGAGATGATTCAGAAGGGAATGAAAATTGTAACGGGGGAGTGAATGAATGAAAAGAGTAATCAATGTATGCCCTTGTGTATACGGACAAGTGAAATGCACTAAATGTAAGATTCCATCCGATATGGGATGGTATAAAACAGATGGGATTGAAATATACTGCCCAATTTGTGGATATAAGATGGGTAGATTCGAACAAAAAAGAAACAGGAGAGTGAATGAATGAAAGTATATGCCGTGGTTCAGAAAATATCAGGTGAATATGATGAAGAATATGAGGTGGTCACTAGTTGCCTTTATCTGAAAGAAGAGGACGCTAAAAAGAAATTGGATGAACTGGTCAAAGAGCATCGCTGGTCAGAATTTAAGATGCGCGATTTCGAGGTGAAGGAATGAGTCATTGTCCTTATTGCGGAAGCCATCAGACAGAATTGGCCAAAGTGAAAACGGTATCAGATGTATATGCCATATACAAATACGTGTGCCAGATATGTCTGGAACATTTTATTGTAAGAGAGGTGAGGGAATGACCAAACTGAAACGTTGTCCGTTCTGTAAAAGTAAACATACGATGACTTGGCATATCGGACATTATGACAAACCGTGGCTCGTGGAATGTATGGAGTGTTCGGCAAATGGACCTCTCGCTGGTACTGAGAAAGAAGCAATCAAACTATGGAATAAGAGAGTGAAAGGATGACCCTATCAATGGATATGGAGATTCTTAAATCAATAGCAATCGCAAGACAAGCGAATGCACAATGCACCTTCTACAATACGAGGACTCTGTATTGTCCCGTATGCGGGGATGTTTGCCCCGTATTCCAGGATATACCGAATCGCCGTAATATATTGTATTGCAGAGCGTGCCAATCCGATTACATAGTACAGATAAGGGAACACATAAGTCTAACGGATGGCCACCAGAAAGAGGTAAAATTGGACTCAGTGCCCATACTGCCCCGCCTCGGTATAGGGTCAGACAATGGGGAAGGCAATCAGCCACATGGAACAGAATGGAGGCAGTAAAATGACCTTTTACGAGGGGGATAATTATAAGGATGCGGTCGGCAGGGAATGGTATGTCGTTCACGCAGTAAATTCCCCGAAGGGTGAGAGGTTGCTGTTGGTCAAACGTGAGGAACTTATGGCCGACCAATGGGCGATGGCCATAGACAATCGGGACGGTACTGCAACAATATTAGAGGCCATAGGATTCACGACAATATACGATGGGAATGAAGTGTGAACTTATGGATTTTGATAATTTCGAGAAATCAGTATTGATATTCTTCGGAGGTGCAGTCATATTCGGTCTGTGTGTCGTAGCCTATATCATGTGGAATTACGAAGGGATGTAATGAATACAGACGAATGTGAATAATGGGAACAGGAGAGCGACTGAATGACAGACTATCCACACATGAATTGCTATAAGCCTAATGATTGGTCCATGGACCAATGGAGGGAATAGGTTAGAACCACTACACACAAAATTACCTGCGGTCAGGATAGCCACGGGAAATACTACTACACCTACGATGACTACTGGGAAACGCTGATGACCTGGGAAGCGGAAAATAAAGAGAAAATGAATAAACTGATACCACTCATAGCAGATATGGTAGGTGAGCAATATTTTTCTCTTGAATCATTAGGAAAGAAATATGGTATCTCGGCAGACTGGATAATATACGAATATGGAAAGCAATGCAGAGCATTAGAACGCAGGAGGGAGCGGAGGCTATGACCGATGAAAAATTGATGAAGAAAGCACAGGAACTCATAGGGTCTTGGATTTACGACAAAACAGACAAGAACGAGTACCTTTACGCATACGATTGTTATGATTGGTGTTGCGAGGACGATGTGAAATTGTGTTGCATAGCAATCAATTCAGATGATGCCATAATCCAGCCATATATCAAGGAAACAGAGATTTGGATGTCCGAGTTCAAGGAGTATTATCGCAAACTATCAAATGCCAAATGTACCAAAGCGTGGGAGAAAATCAAAAAGCACTACGATAAGATGTTCAAAGGAGATGAATGAATGACATTGTATATTTGGGAGTGTAAATGTTGCGGTACACGTTATGTGGAGGGTTTCAGCCGTGTTAGTAATCCCCACATTGGTATGGAGTTTGAGATTCCATGTCCGTATAGGTGTAAGACATATCCAGGGGTTACAAACGAATCTGTAATGGTACTAAAAGAAATAAAAAAGGAAAGTGAATACATGAAAGAACCTACATACATCCTTACAGTGAACGGAAAGCCGATGCATGACATTGATTCTACTGAAAGAAATAAAAAGGAGAGTGAATGAATGATTGATGACAGCGACCTTATGTATTGCCCATTCTGCGGGAGCAGGGGGGCAACAGTTATCGGGTCTAAGGGGGAAGAAACTACCTATTATTACATTATATGTGCAAATGAGCGTTGTCATGTAAGAACGAAAAACTACCCTACCCGTATGGAAGCAAAAAGCGTATGGAATAGGAGAGTGAATGAATGAGTTGTGAGAATTGGTTCTGGAAATGTCCTAAATGCGGTAAGATAAACTGTGCGAAAGAGGACTTTGAACAGGAATGTAGCACTGAGTTCATCACCACATGTGAGAATCCAAAATGCCGTTACGAAGTAAACGTTTATGTAGAATACACCCAACCAGAATTCGAATTCTATACGAAGGATGGGGAAGATGTGGAAGCATTGGATGAATTCGATGTATCGGATATGGAAGAAGACGAGGAAGATGATTGAATGATATTAGTTCATTGGGACGAGTATGACGAATTCGAATGCTGGGGAGAAACCCAATTTTGCGAGAATTGGGATGAAGCAGTGGAATATATGAAAAAGCAAGGCAAAAAGAAATACGAGATAGAGGTGGAAGAATGACAGTTCATTATCTGAAATTGCACGAAAGGTACTTCGATGCCGTGAAATACGGATTCAAGAAATTCGAGATTCGCAAGAATGACAGGGATTTTCGTGTCGGAGATATTCTGATGCTCAAAAGATTCATCAGCGATTTCGAAAGTAAACAACACGATGTTAATACGATACGCACTTTGGAGGAATTGAGGGCAAAGGTAACATATCTTCTTACCCACGATGATTTCCCAGATGGTATTCCAGAGGGATATGTGGTAATGACAATCGAGGTATTCTGATGCGGATTTACTGTAACGACAACAATACTGAAACCGATGATGAACCGAGAGTGGTATGTTGCAACTGCGGTCACACCGCCATACTGAAATACTGTGAACCAGTCAAAACAGGCCCGAAAGGGCCACGCATGTATAGGTGTGCTGAATGTGCCAGGCAGAGAAAAGATATGTTACGCAAATGGAGTGAATGAATGATAACCCGTTTCACACTGCAATTCGAGGGATGCTACGAATTGACGGATTCGGATATTTCCAGGATAGCAAAGAAATTGGATGATTTGTTCACTGACGGTAGGTTCAAAGTAGATGCTACGAGCATAAACAGAACTGCTGGAATCAAATACTGTCCCAGGTGCGGTGAACATATCCTCAAAACAACACAAACCAAAAACGGTAATGTCGTAGCGTGGTGCAGTCAGTGTGAACATACAATGAGAATAGTTGATTACGATTCAGACCCAATTATGACCGTATTCGAGGGATTAAATGAGTAAATTATTGGGATAAGGCAAATGATATAAGAGAATGAAAAGGATGTGAATGAATGAGAAAAAGTAAGATACGGGAATGGACTTGTGACAAATGCGGGAGGACGTTTGAGGGCAATATGGTATTTCGTCCGTATGGAGTAAGAAGTGCCAAGATTTGCGTGGATTTGGCATATAATATGCAATACAGAAGAAAATACGAATTATGTCCCGAATGTGCTAACGGATTGGTTAATATGATTCATGAATATGTAAACGGAGAAGTATACTCAAAGATTTTAATGATGCGATAAACAATACGAGGGAGAAGAATGAATAACGTAGTGCTCACAGTACCGAAAAAACAATGTGTGGACGTAGAAATCAATGGAGTATCATTCGTACAGGTGGATATGGGGGTGGACCCCGACACATTCATCCTCGGCCTCCTAAAATCGTATGCACCTGGCGATGATGTTGGTGCGGTAGTGAAGAAGGGGTAATATTAATGTTATATTGCAAGTTTTGTCAGAAAGCCATACCCGAATACAGTGGACAATTGGTATTGATACCCCATACTACGGCTGGAGTCTATTCAGCATATCATAAGGATTGTATTGATAAGAGGTTATCAGAGAGGGAGAAACAATGAAGATAACGGTAACGAAAGGATGGATTAAGGAATGGGATAGACCCAATATCTTTACACTTGAATTTGAAACCGAAACCGAAGAAGACCGTAAAGCATTGTTAGATTCTATGCGTGATTGCAAAAGCCTTAAAGTGACGATAGAGGAAGTTGAACAGGAGAGTGAATGAATGACTGAATTAAAGTCATGTCCATTCTGCGGAGGGGATGTGGAACTGCGTACTAAAATCGACAGAAGTGATGAAACAGCCTTTATCCATTGTACTAAATGTCACATGTGGTTCGAGAAATTTGTTTGGAGAGGGGTTGATTATCAAACAATTATTCAAGAATGGAACAGGAGAGTGAACGAATGAATTGGGATAAAATGAGAGATGATAATACTGCAAGGGCGTGTTATTCTGGCTACATCCTGAAAGCATTAGCGGATATTCAGGATGATGTGAAGAACATAAGGGATTGGAATAAGATTTGTCCGATTCTGGATGAAGAATCCAAAATCCAGATTGAACGTATGGATTGGTTCATTGAGGAAATGAAGAAAAAGACCAACGACAGGGTAATGAATCGTTACGGTACTCTTATATTCCCCAATGATAAGATTGTTTGAGAGAATCTGAAAAAATACGAAAAAGATAAGGAGTGATTGGAAAGATGAGCCATACCGTGATAAAGGACGGAAAGAACTATGACAGTTGGGGAACATTCGATTGTTCGGTATGCTCAAAGAGTGTATTCATTCAGTACGATTCCAATGAAAAGCCAAGTACAGGGAGATTGCTGACTCATAAGGGCAAATGCTATTGTCTGTGTGATAAGTGTGTGAACAAGTGCGTAGTTAAAGGCAAGGCCGTTGTTCTGAAGGGTGCGCATCCTTATGAACCTACAGAATCTTCCGATAATGATGTACCCGAAGAATGGAAAGAATTAGAATCCAATATGCCACTAGCAAGCATATTGCCAGCAGTAGCGATGTGGGGGATAGCCCTTGCAATAATCAAGATGTCGAAAAAGGAACGTAAGAAACTGTTTAAAGAACTGAATAAGAAAAAGAAAGAGGAAAAGAGTGGTGATGTATGAAGAAACTATACAGATATACTGTGGTAATGAACGATGATGAAGTAATCAATTTGTGGAGTAAATCAAAGGAAATGGAGTCGATTAATGACACCTGGCTTTATTTCGAGAAAAACGAGAAGAATGTCGATGAGTACTTCATCAATATATCCAGCGTGAAATACGTGAGGGCAGTGAAAGAATGAAAGCGAGGACAATGAAATATCTTTAAAAGGGATGACCCTAAGACGGGGGATTACTCCAGGATGAACACCGATGAATGGAAGGGAATGAAATATACTACATTTTGTTCTGGTATGGCTAAGGGCGTTTATCTGATTCAGAGGATTGAAGATAGCAATCTGTAAAGAATAGACACTTTTAATGATAACTAGTGATAACCAATTATATATACCTCTATGCATATCACTACATAAGAATATTTCTGGGATAAAGAAGAGGATGAGAATAATGAGGAAAGGAACAATTACGATTGTCTACGACCTTTATGATGGCACTTGTGAGGATGAAATGATGATATACACCAATAGATTGATGGAGGTCATCAATGATTCTAAGGACTGCGATATCGGTAAGTTTGTGGATATCAGTTATGATTAGGATGATTTATGTAAGTGGGAGGATGATTGAATGACCCTAAAACTTATCATGAAGAATGGGAGTGCTCGTACCATTCACGACATATCTTTTTCAAAATTCTGTATAGTGTGGACGGATGCGAAACTGAGAAATTGCATGATTAAAATCAATACTGGCACATTAACAGAGTTATTAGACCCGAATGAAATAAAAGATATCGTTCCAGATTAAGAACGATAGTGTCTTGATATATCCTATATCAAAAGAGGAAAAGGAGAGTGAGTAAAATGGCCGTATGGCCAGTAGAAACAGAATATTCAGTACAATGTGATGTGTGTGGAAAATACACTTTTGGGTCCGTCTTTTTACCATATAAAGAGGCCACTATCAAAAATGCTAAAAAGGAATTTAAAGAGTGGGGTTGGACATTCAAAGGTTCACGTGCGATATGCCCTGAATGTAAAAAGAGGAATGGAAGAGTAAATGAATGACATTCGAAGTCGGTAAGTTCTATTACGATGCCGTGGGCAGAAAATGGAAAATCATCAAGTGGAGAATCGTAGGCGATGGCTATACCGTGTTCATAGTCAGACGCAGATTCAAGACCGAGATTGCTGTATAGGATACATCAGATACCGCCACGGTTCTGATAGACCACGGATTCAGTACGATATATGCTACACAGACACCGTTGAGAGAGGGAAAGTTATGAGTAAGAGAATGAAAACGCCTTGTGATGCTGGATTCGTTTGCCCTTATTTGGATTTCAGTGAAGATGGAGAGTCATTATGCACCGCACCCGAAGTCACGGAAAGAGGAGGTATTGAGGGGCAAAAGGGCAGATACAATTTGTATCCGTTGGTACTGACTTTGGATATGTGTCCGTTAGTTAATGTTGATACCCCGATAGAGGAATGGCTGAAATCATTGGATAAGGAGAGTGAATGAATGACGTATACATGGATTGTCGCGTTATGCCCATTCATGATATGGGCATTGATACCGATAACAATGTTCCTGGATAGAAGGAGAGGAAAGGAATGATAAATAATGAGGAAAGAATCTGTCCGAAGTGCGGTAAGGTAATGGTGCTGTGCGAGGACGAGAAGACCTATTATCAGATTTGGGAATGTGACGGATGCGGTCATAAGGAAAGGGATTGAATGGGCGCATCATTCAACGTATTCGTACCCGTAAATGACCCCGTGAGTATCGGATATCATGGGGTTATGCATCTAAGACTATTATTGCTGGACATCCTAGGTCTAAGACATCTGTATGAACAGGCAACCCATTACGCCGTTAATGATAAGGAAAAGGCTGAGTGTGACAAGGCGTGGGTCAGACTCAATGATGTACTCGACCTCCAATCCCAAACCAGTGATATTGTTCGTGGTATCAAGATGTTTGTCATCCACAGTGATTGCGATGGTGAATTTTCGACCGAGGAGTGTGAGTACATAAGTAAGGCGTTCTTTTACTTCGATGAACATACAGAGTATCATACAGATGTCCACGAGAAGTATCTGGATATAATGCACAAACTGGGTGACTTATTCAGATATGCTGGGGAGAATAACGGAATCGTAAAGATATTCTGAGGAAAGTGAATGAATGACTAAATGGGCATTAGACCAATGTGAATGGTGTGACAGTTACGATACTGATTGGGTCAGAACAGAAGAACATCACGAACCGAACTTGGAGGCCATTCCAGAGTTTGACCCTGTGAGGAAAATCGTAACTGTCAAACTTATGAGATATTGCAACAAATGTAACACATTCAAACCAGTCAGGATGTGTTTTGCGCTTAAAGATGGCTGGGCGATTGAAACGGAACAGGAGAGAAATGAATGAGCATAAAGATGTTCAGTGAAGATTCGAATTTCATTGCACAAACCAACAATGACATATTCGCTATCGAAATAAGGCGCTATTCCGATGCCGATGCCAAATCGCCCGCTAAGGTTGTATGCGTGAATTACTTCCTCAGCGATGATGAAGTCAGAGATTTGCAAATGTTATGTGAATGCCACTTACGGAACAAAGAGGTAAAGGAATGACACAATTCGTTGATATTAATGGCATGACTTATAAGGTCGGGATAAATCAGAATTGGCATATAACAGGAGTTAGCAGACAGAGTAACCCTCAATCGAGTTTGAAGCCATGTCCCTGTTGCGGTTCAACGAGAATCCATATTGTAGCGCCAGATGACGGATGTTATTGTTGGGATTGCGGATTGACAATGCCCAATCGTTCTGATTGGAGGGCAAGGTGGAACAGGAGAGCGTGAAATGGAAATTTACTTATGCGACTCGAAGACCAAAGATATCGGGGAGATGAATATGCATGGCCATGGTGCCCGTATGTAAGATGTGCGGGAACATCATAGATGCTGGCCAGCCCTGTGAAATGGCCAGACTCCTGCAGGACAGTTACACAATCTGTAAGAACTGTCAGCCGATATTGCGTGAATGGTACGGCAATTTCGCCCAATACCACAAGGCTGGTACTGATGACTGTGATAGATGCTCCTGTTCAATCCATGACGGGGATATATGCACGATGGCCATATTCGGTGGACAGATGGGATTCCTCTGTGAGGAATGCACGACCCAAGCCAGGGTCTTGCTCCGCGAGGTCAAATTTCCGACCCGTAATGCATTGAAAAGACTTGCATAACTTTCCATTTGGATAAATTTGAAAAGTTAAGCATGCCCAGAAGAATAGCGGACAAACTATATATTTATAGAATAAGATAAGATAAGATAAAATGAACATGACAGACTTCACTAAGAAGACCCGTGACGGATATACCGTTAAACGGCTTTACAAACTCGATGAATGTACCATCGGTGCAATCATTGAATGCAGAATCGGAGATTATATCTGGGTCTGCCCTTACTTCACTGCAATCGGTATGTGGGGCCACGGCCACCATGGATACCCTACGGCAGAACGTGCGATAGATGGTCTTAAAAAATCATACCCTGATGCGACCCCTCTTAATGCAAATTCAATCTACTTGGTAGTGAAGGAGTCCAATGATGTGTTCGGGGTTTTTGATAGTATTACCGAAGCGAAGAAATTCCTATACCTTATCGCAAATGCTAGAGCCCCTAGTCCTATCTTTATCGTCAATGCCCAGGACAATAACATCTGCGGTGCACGGTTCGACCAGTACAGGGGATATGTCATTTTCTCCTGGCTTGGTGCAAAAACAGATAATAAACTGTACCGCCTATTATCTACTGGACAAACCCGTTTCATAGAGTGGAAGGAGTGATAAAATGTCTACCGCATATACCGTAGAAATGTATACTGGGGCGAGTGGAAACCAGCCCGATTTTACGACTACCAATCTGGCCGATGCGATGAAGACCGCCAGCCAATGGGTAGCCAAATCCAAATACGGACCTAATGCCAAATTCGATGATGTGCATATTGCCTGTGTGAAGACCACTCTCCCCAAGGTGAAGATTATATCCTTTATCTTCAAGGATATGGTGACTGGCAAGACCGTCAAATCCCATGATGGTAAGGGGTATGTTATACAGTGCAATGATTTCTTCCCTCTGGCAAAAGCCCCCACAATCACTGCATCCCGCAAAGTCGCATATGAAATCGTATCCAAATTCGCAAACATGGTTTGTGTGGACAAACCCAGTTCCACCGCATCCAATGGGTACACTGATGTTGGAATCATGCTGGCATATCGCGGTCACTACGAATGGCATGCAAACGGCAAGATATACTTCTATGACCCATTCAAAAACTCCCTCTATGGTGGTAACTGATGGAAACCAATTACTTCGTATATGTGACTAGTGATTATACTGGTAGGATGTACCTTCATAAATTCAAGGATATCAGGCCAGCCCTCAAATCCCTTTATGCGTACATCCACGAGCATAAGCGCTATGACGAGATGTGGAGTATACTCGGATATGAGGATGATGTCAGCCTGGACCCTGAATCTGGGGAGATTACCTCCAAGACCTATCCCTACCCGCTCGCCAAAAGTAAATATTGGGGCGAGGTGTACTGCAAAGGCAAGACAGTCCTATACCGTGTAGCACCAGACAGATTCTTCGACAGGGGGGTCACACGCATCTGGGAAGTGAAATCGGATGGGCACTTCAAATGGTGATATCGTGACTAAATACGATATAATCTATGACTCCCGCGAGCGTGAATCCTATACTGGAACTTAGGAAAGTGCTATAGAATTGGCGAAAAAACATGGTGCCAAACGCAATACACGGACCATTGCCATATTCCATGCTGGCACCAATAGGATAGTCGGACGTTGGGAACGCAGTAGTGCCAAACACTACGTATCATATTCGCACGAGTTTGATTGGTAAGTGAAAGAATGAGAAAAACGAAGATTACGGAATGGAAATGCGACAGATGCGGAAAGACTATTGAGAGCAGGAATAGGATACTCCGTCCGATTGGAATGGGAATGTTAAAGATATACATTGACAATGGAAAATACTCTTTTAATCAGTACGAGCGCAAGCATGAGTTATGTTCTGATTGTGCAGAAGAATTGATAGATATTGTCAATGATTATCTAAGGAAGTGATGGAGTATCTTACATATATTTCATCAATTGACACTTGGACAATATTTATATCAGATAAAAAATATATGTGATATCATGGCATACAAAATTCGTGTCAATGGAAAAACCCACACTGTTACTAACAAAGATACTGCGATGATGTTCGCAATATTCAGTGTACAGAGTGGAACGGCAGACCGTGTGCTGGGCCACCCCAATAGACTTAGATATGCGAATATCTATTACAACTCCATCACCACTCAACCCAAATACGTGGTGTGGAATGCACATGGATATACTGACCCCATCTTTGTCAGCGAAGGTACCGACATGGATAAAGTCCTCTATGTGTGGACTGGTGTGGGAGATAAGACTCTTCGTAAAGCCACCATGTCAGATAAATCAATGGCGAAGGTATTCCTGAAGGAATGATATTCCTCAAATCCCTTACCCCGCTATGCGGGGACCTCTTTTGTATCACTGCATCAATAATCCGAAACCCTATCGAAATGTAAATTAACAATCGTTATCACTACTCACTGCAAAATTAGATTCTGATAGTCCTGATAACCTCACACGACCCCCCTTATTGGAGTATATATCCTATTTGTAAATATTTGTAGTAGATTATGAAGTGATGTTTGTGCTCGCATACGCATATACGCGCGTACACGCACATACGCGAGGGAATGAAGTGATTTTAGATGGGGCAAAAACGGGTGTTTGTAACTCCACCCATTCTAGGGGTAGTTTTGGGGCGATAGTATATAAAGGCGGGCAAGTCCGTTTTTGCACCACCCCGCCGACCACCCATAACCTTTAAATGTAGTGATATACTACATATTTTGAGGTCCGACCACCTTCAGGGGCATTATACTCACTCGGACCTCACCTTCCGAATAGGTGTGGTCCTTCGGACAGGTCCGAAGCAGGGAGCCACACAGGGGTCCTAGTGTTCATGTCCCTTATCTCCCCCTGCTTCCCTCCATTCCATCACTACTTTATATGATGATGCCATTCTAATACACGTTGCGCCAATGTTGGCATCGACAAGTGGATGGGCTTGTCGGGCGCAACAATTCAATTTTCCATGCAAAAAGGTATCTAGATACCCCCTGACCGATTTTAGGCCGTTTTTCAGGGGGTATCTGTAAGAAGTTTCACGTTCACCCTAGGTATTTCAGGGTATAATCGTGATTCAAAAGGCAATCGAACTCCCCGTGGACCACTTTTTCGGCATCCTCACGGGAAATATCGAGGAACAGCATCAAATCGGATGCCGTGTGAATCTCTATACACAAATCCTTGTCCAGATTATTGATGTGGGATAGGGCAACGGCTTTACACATCACCTTGTGGGTGCCTATGTAATGCAGTGATGTGAACATTAAGTACATAAGCAATGCGTAGAGTGCAATTGCGCCCCACGTCAGGACAGTATTGAATGCAGAATCGCACTAAGTGCTGATACCCAGATTGTCTGGGAATGCTAGTGCGACCGCAATCATCATTCCCAATGTGAACCAAAAGAAAACTTGGAGCATGAAGATGCTGTCCTTATAATCTGCAAGGTCATCGGGAGTGTAGTGATTTTTGTAACGCAACATCATAGTATCACTACATCCATTCAGGATGTATGGTGATGTCACGTCATTGAATGATATAAACATTTGGTTTTGTCCAATGTAGTGATGGGGCCCCATTAAAAATTCAATAGTTATCCATAGCGACCCCAAAATTAACCTGAATATCTGGAATTTCTACTGAAAACATCAAATTTTCAAATCGCACGTATAGATACTAAGGGCACAATCTCGCAGGCCCCGTCTTTTTTTTGGGGTTTCAACGGAAATACCTCGCGAGCAAACGATTAAATGCGGTGGGTTAGATACTAGTTCATGCAAGACCTCACGCTAATTTTTTTTATTTTGTCAATAGCGCTTTTCATAGCGCGGTACCCTATTAAAAAACTGGGGATAGATTTCTTGTGCGCCGTGACCAGTATGTGTGCTCTTGTTCTACAGTTACAGGACGAAACCATACCCGCTGACAGCCTACTGATATTCTTACTCCCGATTATCCTTATCATAATGCTGACATTCGTAAAACTGGCCTATGGAGCCAAAACTAACTTCTGAATACGGAACGTGATACAATGGCGAAAAAAGAGAAGACCGCAGAAGACCTGCTGGCACACCCAATGTATACCAATGATGTATTGCAGGATAAATCCGACAAGACTCCATTTGATAAAACATATGACGTGCTGACATCCACTGGCGGTCCAAAACTAGAGATGATGACCCGTACCACGAGGAAACTCGCACGTGCGGTAGATGTGGGATTCAACCTGATGTTCAATTACAACTCGCACTATATCCGTGGCCGTCTGGACACCCTTATGCGTTTACACGTTTCAATGGGCGGTAAAGGACGTGCAGAAATGGTTCAGTCCCTGCAGGCAGGTTCTGGTGTACCTGGCGAGTTCTATGACCAAGGCGGTGGACCCGCTTCGTTCACAGGCGGAATGGCGGAAGATGACCCAGACGATGAAGAATAAAACTTTTGCCCCGCCTGTAGATAAGTCTGCGGTGGAACGTGATGTGGATGATAGCGGTCCGACAGCGACCCAGCAAAAAGAAGATGCTGGCACTGCACAGGATGTTGTAAAAAAGGAGTACCCTGGCAGAATCGTCCGTAACCGTCATACTGGGCGCAAGATGCACCTCATCGGGACATACTACACATTCTACGGCAGATTGGAAGGTGTATATTCTGATGCCTACGATGACCTCATCAGACGTTTGGCCTGGCGCGTAACCCATGATATGCAGAATGTAATCATTATTGATGGATGGACTGGAAGTGGTAAATCAGCAATGGCACTCAACATCTGCTTGGACCTATCCAGGAAACTGAAGGTAGGATTTGACCTTTCAAAAGACTACATCTATGATATGTCCGACCTTTGGAAAAAACTGGATGATGAACATGCGAATCCTATCAATCTGCTGGATGAGGGTACTGTCACAATCGCAAGCAACACTGCACAGGAAAGGCAGTCCAAACAATTCACCACCCTCCTGGATACCATGCGTAGCAGGCACTGGACAACCATTATCTGCACACCTGGATTCAAGCGCGTGAATGCAGTTGTCAGAAAGAACCATGCGGATTTCAAAATCAGATGTGCCAGCAAGACCCATCCGCTTATCAAGGGCTACGGTCGCGGATTCTTCGAATGTAGACGTGTAAGACGTTTGGAATTTGAGGACCCGAATGATGACCCCACCTGGACAATGATGTATGCTGGAGTGTTCAAGGATTACCCTCCAATGCTACGTGATGAGTACCTGGCAATCAAATCCAGCAGACAGGATGTGTTGACCAAGAGATTCATTACCGAAGCGAAATACAATGATGCGAAACAAAACAAAGAGTATGAGAAGTATCTGAACCAGAATGATGATAAAGGATTGTGGTAAATATGGCATAGTTTATAATTGAAGGCAAAAATCGTACCGAGTTCTGTAAACCCAAAAAAGGCGAAATAGATACGAAAAGGTTCTTCGTGACCAGGAAGATGCTCTATCGCGGATTCCCCAACCAGTTCACGAGAATGCGGGTTTTCAAATATGGAGAAGAAGTGGCCACCGAGGAAGTCATAGTCTACCAGGAAAACTGCATACACGCGCAACAGGAAAGGGGAATCGTGATTACTGCGGACACGCTCATGTGCGATATTGATGAGTACAAAAATATCAGCAGACAAAGTACGTTCAAGAAAAAACCATGGGGACTGCTTTCCAGTAAAAACAAAGCATTCTTCAAAACGGTCTACCCCTACATTCTGATGGGAATCGTCCTCTTGTATGCATTTGCAAGCAATGGATGGCAGATAACATGAGCAGAAAATCCCAACCCAAAAAACACAGGACTGGTAGGAAACTCAAAGGATTCACTGAGGTCTATGACGAGAGTAGGGATGGACCCAGAACCAAACCCAAACAAAAAGATGAAACCGTGACTTACAACAAATCATGGGCCGAGATGGTGGGCGGTACACCCACAGGTCAGGAAGTCCATGGAACAAGCAACGGTGACAGCCTAATCAATGAGGATGGGACAATGACAATTAACGACCCCCTAAAAAACAAAAACCTGGATAATGCGGGATTCGAAATCATAAACGAGGATGAAGATGGTGACAATATCGAATCTGATATAAACACCGACCCCGAAAAAACTGACGAGGATAAATCCCCAACCAATGAAACACCCGCAGAGGAATGCGCTGATGAGCCCGAACCCGCCTCGGACCAGCCCGAAGATAATGCAGATGGCAAAGGCGAATCGGACGATGAAGAAGAGGATGAATCTGAATCGGATGAGGACGAGGATGCGGACGAAGCAGAGGAAGAGGACACCGATGAATCGGGTGAAGACGAGAATGGGTCTGATTCAGATGATGAGGACGGTCCCGAATCCGAAACGGAAGTAGAGGTCCTGCCAGATGATGAATCGGATGATGACGAAATCGAGAATGACGAGGAAGCCCAGGAATCGAACCATAACCCAGATGAAACCCCGTCCGAGAACTCTGATGATGAAGAGGATGATACGGACGAGGATGATGACGATGATGCTACCGAGGACAAGGACACGGATGAATCGGATGAAGATAAGGTCCTGCCCACCCCTGAGTCGGATACGGACACTGGGGACCAGCCCCCCGTGAATCGTATAATCCCCATCCCTAAAACCCCCGCACGCAGGCATCCCGTCCACAAGAAGAAGAAATCCTTATTCAAACTGAATATCGGTAAATGGCATGCGAAAAAGAAAAAAGAGGACAGCCCTCCGAAAGAGAAGGTCCCCCTGAAGAAGAAGTGGCATGAGTGGTGGTTCGGTACAGATGAACACCCAGTCAAACCCTTTTCGTTCAAGGGTAAACTCACACGCTGGTTCCTCAAGACGTTCTGCGGTTACGTAGACTACATCACAACTATATACGACAAACCGCTGGATGAGATTAGATGCGATGTCGAACTCGTGAAGAAAAGCAAGGTGCCCAGAGAGGCCGTCCATGTAACCAACATGAAACGGACCTATCATCTGGACCTTGACTTACCTATCAGGTATTTCGATGTGACCCGTGATTATGGATTCACCGCATCCAGTGCATACAACTATGCGAAAGACAACAGTATCACGGATGCGATGGCAATCGACATTGACAACGACAAACCTCCGATGGACACGGGTAAAATCCTGCTGATTGTCGCATTGGTCTTCGGTGCTGTTCTAGCAATCTGGTTCATGTGGCCGATGTATGCTCACTAAACCCACACTGGGGGAGAAATCCCCCACCAAATTTTATTCGGTCCTTAAAGACATTGAGGAAACCATCATCCTATCACTCATCGTAATGGGTTTGATTCTTCCTCTGGCCGTTCCCACCACTCCCCTGGATGCCCATCATTATTCCGACCCTGTTCTGGAATACGACCTAACCTGGGTATCAGATATACTTCCTGATGAACCGCATCTGGTAAAGTACCACACCTACCACATTTCTATAACCCAGGAGGATTGGGATTCTCAAGCGACATTACCATACTTCAGATATCAATCCTGGTATTCTCCGTCATGCTCGATACTGATTGATGAAAATAACACCTATGTTAAAGCGATTGCGGAATATATCCAATCCCTTTCACCGAATCCCTATCTAGATATAGTGAATGCCCATAGATTCGTAAATTCACTACAGTATACCACTGATTTGTATAATTACGGTATAGAGGAATACTGGGCAACCCCGATTGAAACGTTGGCCCATCGCGGTGGCGATTGCGAGGACCTTGCTGTATTGCTTGCCTCATTGTATTGCGCGATGGATATCTCCTGTGTACTCCTTTATTACCCCGCTCATTGCAGTGTGGCCGTATATTACCAGGATAATCTCTATCCCATGGACCCCACCGCTACCTATCCCACAGGTGTATACCTTCAATCGACCGACCTGACATATATGGGATATAAGCCAGAAATCATAGAACCCTGCGATAAGAAATGGATTGCGGATGTCAGCCGAGATTTGGCGCTATACCGCTATTGGATACGCGACAGTTTTGGTATCTGAACCTTTTTATATACAGAATCACTACACTACGTAGTGATATATTGAAAGGTATCAGAATCAACCGCAAGAATCTGGCCAAACAGATGAAAGGGAAGAAGACCGCGAAGAAGGCTCGGTCCGAGTTCCTTGACAGATGGGCAAGACTCAGCGGATTGGAAATGGATGAGAACGGTAAATACGATTATTCGAAGATTGATTATGAGAATAACAAGTATGTACGCCTGGAGTATCTGCTGTGTGACCCGAAAATCCTCACATCGCTAGGCCAGGCCAACCGCGAAAAGAGTATCCTCGAACTCATCCCCGAAGACCTACTGGAAACCTTTTATTCAGTAGGCCCTGGATGCGACAAGCCGTATTCCGAGGTATACCTCAACAAGTCCAGCATCCAGTATGAATTGGAACAGGCCAAAGCACAATCCGAGGGGAAGCGGGTTCAATGAATTATTACAAGATGGCGTGCGGGCACATCGCCACCGCAATGAACGAGGGGAGTCCTCTCTGCCCTGTATGCACATGTAAGACGGTTAAGGATATCGTAGATTTCGACCACATCCTCGAGGACCGCATCGCCATCTGCGAGTACTGCGGTAAGAAAACGGATAGCCAGTGGTCACTGCCCTGGTTCGTATTCAGACCTGAAAGGGATATGGATACCTATTATTGCGGATGTAACGCCAAGACTGACGAGGAATGACATGAGTATTGAGGATATCCTGACAGGGGTAAACTACACCATAGATAAAAACGGGAAGTATCATATCAAGACCACCCCCGCAAAACGCACTATGCATGTCAGTAAGAATCCCCATAAGGATATCCTCATATTCATCCGTTCCCACCCTGGGTGCAATGTCCGCGATGTTGCCAGAGCCATCGGAGTAACGCGCGGTGCCACGGATAAGATGTTGGATAAACTAACTGCTGAGGGCAAGATTATCAAAATAATCAGTGGAAGGAAATCCAGACAATACCGCACGTACATGCTCGCCTAATGAATCCAAACTCATTACTACGGAAGTTTAAATTCACCCCGAAATTATACATTGGCACAGTGTGTAATCACTAGTGATTACTATTATATACTGATAGGGATATCTATCTGTAAGAGGTATATCCCATGGTATCTCCACAGACCATCCGCAAACACATCAGAACAGCACTCGAACCATACAAGACTGACAGATACATAATCGAGGTCAACAGCGGAGGCTATCCCATAAAAATTCCGATATACGATATCCCTATGGATAAAGTCGAGGAAATCGGAACCAAGTGCGGATACGGGGCATCAATCGGCACAAATCCCGAAGGATACAAAAGGATATATTTCGACACGAATCGGGATATGGGCGTACAACTCTCATTCCCAATCCTTATAAAACGGGTCAGCACAGGATTTACTGGAAAAGCCGAACAGATTGATGAACATCATACCTACAAAACAACGATGGATGTGGGTGATGATACCATCGAATTGATTACCAAACAGACCGAAAAGGCAGTCAGAGTCAGGATGGTCACACCGAAAGGTAACAGATACGAGCGCTGGCTCCCGAAAAGCACACTCATCCCCATAAAGAGGGAAGTGAAGACCAACAGTGTGGTATCTCAATACACCCAACTTTCCGAATATTGGCAGGTCAAGGTTCTCGGCGGTAGCCTATCCAGGAATAAGACCTATGGCAATAAAGAATCATACAACCGCAGGATACTGAACCTTACCAAACAGGGGGGCAGGGTATTCTGCACCCGCGATGTGAACAATACCCACACAGCATATGTTCTGGACCCCGAGGAACATCTGGAATCCAGGATTGATAATGTCATCCACGGGTGGGAATACCAGTATAAACATACGAAAGACTCCCTCGTCCAGAACCAGTATTTCGAATTGATTCAGGTCCTTTACCAGTATAAAGGTGCCATCAAATCAAAGAAATCCGCATGAAGTCATAATTAGTTATAACTATATTTATATAGGCCAACTGATATATCACTGTAAGAACAACAGAGGTATCTATCATGACCGATGACAACGCCCCCCTAATCTTCAAGAAGGACACGACCTACACTGGATTCTACGAGGATTCACACAAAAAGGTTTCCGTGACCATTCTCAAACTAACCGCCCAGGAAACAATCATCTCCTGTTCATCTCTTTGGCAGAGGGACAAGGAACTCCCCACCAACAAGATATTCTCCATTGAGAACGGAGTTGAGAAATTGAGGTTCTACAATGTCTACCACAGTTCCAATGGCGGACTGAGAACCAAATGGGTAACGGTTTACGCTGACAATCATATCCCCGATAAGCCAGAAGAGTGCTGTGAGCGCCCTTTCATAGTAGGTAAGTGGTACCGTGCAGAATTTGACAAGTATTTCCGCACCCCCTGGGGAACCCTGTCCAAATGCGATGTCGGCGTAGTCGATGTGAAGTGTATCCGCAGGACCAAATGCTACGCATTCTTCGAGATACCCTCCCAGAACAACAGGACGGCCAAGGCATTCATCCATTCCTACAAATGGTTCGAGATGGGCGAAATGCCAAGCACAAAAGACGGGAATCCCCATGGCAGTTATTGGAAAGCACTTGCAGTGAACTCCGAAAATGCATATGATAGTCCTACGCAGAGGCAGTGAACATGGCATATAGATTCGAGATTGGACAGGAATACTCAGCCAAATTCAAGCAGACCATCTGCCACCGCACCCGTTTCGGTAACTTCCATGATTTCATCGGATACACATACAAAGATGTACTTTGTGTAGACAGGAGTGAAACGGAAGTGACTTTCGTCATCCCATACCGCGATAAGGAGTCCAGAATCAAAACGGTACCTATCACAATGTTCCACGGTATGGAAACGGCAGTCATCCCTTACGAAAGGGACAACGGATACTGGTACAAACCTCTTATGCTGACCAGCAAAAGACTTGCAGGAATGGTCGATGATACAAAACTGGAGAGTGAATGAATGAACCAATTCGAAGTGGGGAAGGTATACTTCCAAAAATACAAGATAATCCTCGAGGAACATGTCATGCATTACAGGTGTGTCAAGCGTACACCCAAGACCGTGTGGCTCACATGCATCAATGATGATGGAACAGATGGATGGACCGACAGATACCGTATCTATGAATCGGGAGTGGATGGCAGTGAATACGCACACAAGCGCGGACTTGGGAACCCCAGGTCCGTGTGGTATAGTGACGGCCCCACGATATATGCCAGAGATGTGATAGAATAAATGAACAGAAAGGTGGTAACGATGAAGATGCCGATGCCGACAACAGAAAACCTAAGATATGAAACAGAACACGAATCGCTGAGGGTGTGTCCGTTCTGCGGGATGAGTCATGGGAAATTGGTCTACCACATGATTACTACTAGACCCAGGCCCTGGAAAAGAAAGGTAATGAAGGTCAAATTCTCGGTCTGGTGTCCCAAATGCGGTGCGGAAACCAAAACATACCCAGATGAGGAAAATGCGATAAGAGGATGGAATACCCGTTACCAGCGCGGTTTGGCCAATATCGGCGGAGTGGACAGTATCCCATTCATCGACTGTGCGGAATGGCTTACCGATACTCATTCCAGTATCTGCCTAACCATCAATGGCAAACAGTTCGTGTTCAATGTTGATGAGATGAGGGATATATGCGATGTGCTCAACCACATCCGCAACGATATGGAAATGAACAGACTCAAGAACAGGAGGTGAACCATGTCCGATGATTGGAAAATCAAAAAGGTGGATAAGTTGATGCTTATCAGACAGAAGGACAAGAAGGACCGCACGGATGTGGTCTACATCGGCGGAGATTACCCCACTTTGGAATCCCGCACACTACGGAATCTGACCTTCACTATATACATCCGTTCAGACGGCAGATACCTTATGCATCTCACATGGACCCCTGATAATGACCCAGACGGCCCAAAGAGAATCAAACGGGAAACGATACGTGCCAAAACCGTAATACTGTGCTAATCTCTATGGGCGGTTAAAACTACATATTAATATCACCGCATTCATAACCAACCAGAACGAGGATTAAGTGAATGCTATGTACTCGAAGATAATAGCAGTATTGGGGAGGTATATCTCCGTTTACGAATCTAAATCCATCAATTTTGTCAGGGATTATACTGCAGTCGATAATAGTGATACTTACAGATTAATCACTGCACATTCGATAACAGATAAGGATGAAATCTACATCGAAAACTGGAAGACTGGGCAGTACAAGATGAGGATAACCATAGAAAGAGGAAAGAAGAGGTACAATGTATTCACATGTTATGTGGATGAAGCCTATGATTTCGATGAAGGTACACTGGAAAAAATAGAAGTGAACACTAATGACCAAAACAAAGAAACCACTGACATACTATCCGATACCAGCGGAGAAGATTGCGGACCTGGACAGGATATTCACCGAACTGACTGAACTTGTGTTGAGGTACAATGATACCGACAGTGCCTGCGGTGCGCAGATGCTTGACCGCATCCAGGTAATCAGGGACATCATTGATGATTCGGTTCAGCCCCAGAATATATTTGCAGAAGATGAAGAAGATGGCAAAAAGAACTGATTGTGCGAGATTTGGTTGGGATGACGGATACCCAATCTGCAGAAGTGCGGGCCTATGCTGTGATGCTACCGATAATGCGGAACAATGCGAAAACTTTGTTCCCGTTGGTGAATTGGAACTGCCGAAGATAGCAATCGCGGGAAAGGACTGCCCCAATTGTAAGGAATACCACGTGACCTGCGAGTGCCCCAAAGGGAGATATGCATGTTACCAGTTTCAACCGATTGAAGTGAAAGAGCCGACTGAAAAGGATATTAATGTGCCAGACCCGTGAAATAGATGTGAGAGTCCCCGATTCAGGGAGAACATACCCAGCATGAATAAAAATAGCGAAAAACCATGTCCTGAACGGGAAAATCAAGCGATTACAATGGACGAGTGAAGTCTTAAATATCTCTCTTGCCCATTACATTTTCAGCATTTCGATTGCCGTAACCGTGCCATCTAACCGTAGACAATCGGATGGACAAACACTTTGCGGAACGACACTGTACTTCACACGGAAACCCAATCCGTACAAAGGAGATTACAACACTACCGAGGAATCGGAAGTAGTTGGAAACGCAAGATTGACACCCAGTAATTGGTCTGGAGAAAACCATGTGGTCAGAACCCTATCGGATTAGCATCTGCTACCGTTTTTTGGATTTTGAATAATCTAGCAATCTAGCCATCTAGTCATTTTTTCTTCGCGTGCGCGCGCACATACACGCACGCATGTATTTTGCCCTATACACACACGTATATATCCTACGTATGTGCCTAGATGAATAGATAAATAGATGGAGTACTAGTAAAATGATAACTAATGATTATTTTGGACCTTGAAAAATGCAAAAAATGTTAACTTTTAGAAAAAGTGTATTGATTTAATATAACCTAAATTAAAAAATAAAGTTTATTCGATAGATTTATATTTGATTCACTACATTCCATAATCCATGCCGACAAAATATGATGCCGAATATTTTGCGAAAGCCTTAGAACAAGTACCCGATGAATACAGACAGGCATTGGAACCGACACCCAAGCCTGAATCATTCAGTCCGATTCGCACGGTCCCTCCGAAACCAACGGATTATGACCTCATAACAATATCCCAAAAAGGGAATGTTGTCACCGAGAAAGTCAACAATCCGTCAATCATCCGTTTTCTTCAGGACTCACACATATTGGCGGATGGGCATCTGTTCCGTAAGTTCGATGGACGCATTTATTCGGTGATGCCCGAGGACAATCTTACGAATCTTATCTATACCGCTGTCCGTACTAGTAGCGGTACGGGTTATGTCATGAAACCATATGAGATAACGACCATCGTCAAAGCATCGTATGCCCTTTTAGATGCCTCATCATTGCAATGGCAATCCCCAGATACCCTTGAGGAATACGAAAGCCCAAATCACCCCCTTATCGCCTTTGAGAACGGGATTTTGAACATGGACACCAATAAGATTCTGCCGTTCTCTCCCTATGTCCCTCTTACTAATTGTCTGCATGCGCGGTATGACCCGAAGGTGACTGATGCACCCGCACGCAAAGTCTTGGAGAATATCCTGCCTGATGCACAGACCTTGGATTTCTTATTCGAGATGATTGGGTATATCTTATTCGACCGCACGATGAGTCCCCCCGCGATTTTCACGCTGTACGGTCCTGGTGAAACTGGTAAATCCGCGATTGCCAATATGATTGAATGTATCCTGGGCGATGAATGCGTGACCAACATGGGTATGAAGCAATTGACCAGCAGATTCGGCCCTGCCGAATTGGAGGGGAAACTTTTGAACATCTGCGGAGAAACTGGTTCCGAATCCGCGAAGACAAGTGGGTTCGATGGCGAGATGCTGAAACGTATGTCCTCGGGCGAAAGGATAACCGTGGAACGGAAGAATCAGGGTCAGCACGAGATGTACTGCACCGCCAAGGTCCTGTTCTGTACGAACTCCGTTCCTGATTTTGCTGATGATTCATCTGGATTGTACCGCAGATTGTACATCATCCCCTGCCGTCAGATTCAGGATATGAAAGCCAGAATCTATGATAAACTCACCGACCCAGTATCCAGGTCATGGGTCATTAACAAAGCACTTTCCGCTTACCAGTTATTATGCGCGACCAGACAGTTCTCGCAGTCCCCCCAGATGGAGAAAGAGCGTGAGCATTTCAAATCCCAGAACTCCCTGCTGGATTTCCTGCAGGTGGTATTCGGGACCACAGATAGGGCCACAATCAGCAATCTCATCGTTACGGACCCAGACCTATGCTATACCACGAATTTGTATGCATCGTATCAGGAGTTCTCCCGTTCATCGCTCAATCAACCTATGTCCAGGAAGAAGTTTGTCGAAAAAATCCGTAATGAGTATAACCTGGATATCAAAAAGGAAGGGCTGTATCTTAGCGATGGCAGGCATACTACCCGTGACCGTTATATTACTGGTATGAATTAAGGTGGTGAATGAATATGAATGATATCAAGATGCAACATCTTTCAGATGTACAAATCAATCTTGCTGGTGGGTTGTTTAATCTGACCAAAGAGCACCGCAGGCTGATTAGATTTGGTGAGGTGCAAAGATGTCTATCCTGTCCCGATTCAGAACTCGGTGTGGATTTCCTCGGATTCCTTGACGATTACCGTGACTTGGCAGGCAGACTGCCCAGGGGGATGACCGTAGTCGATTTGGGTTGCAATCAGGCAATCCAGGCGGTGTACTTCGAGGACAGACCTTATATCGGGGTCGACACGATTCCGAAGGGTCTGCGTTATCAGGCCAAGGGTGTGGCCCATGTCCGTAAGTCCATTCAGGATTTCTGTACCCAGAGTGCGGGCAGACCCAATTTCGACATGGCGGATTCTTTCGCGTTCTGTTGCAATGTACCTGACCACGATGGAGTCTGGGATATGGTGCGTAAGACATTCAGGTACTATCGCATAACCTACCCTTACACAGATACCCCACGGGGGAAGTTCATTGAGGAAAAACTACCTGGGGGACATGATGATGAGTGAAGATGCTAAACAATTGGATGTGATATCCGCGCTTATCCTGGATTTGGTCAAAAAAGCGATTTCATCCAATGATGTGGATATAATCAAGAGGTTGCTGGCCGACTTGGATGCGCATTCTTCGGTTCTGGCTGGAATCGTGGATTGTGCCGAAAAAACGGGTAAACCGTTGGATTACTGTACATACGTACTATGTAGGGGTACACTTGAGGCGATATTGAAGATGAAGGTGCAGTGATGGCCAAGAAATATACCTTAGCCAAACATCAGGTATACGCCAGTGAGATGATGGATACCACCAATATCCTCGCGCTCTTTTACGAAGCGGGTACGGGTAAGACGATGTGCGTACTCGATTGGCTCTACCGCAATTTCAAGATGCATGAGGATTTCGAGTGTGCGTTGATTGTCTGTCCTGCGAACCTTGTATCCAATTGGCGGTCCGCAATTGATAAAATGTCCCAATTCGAGGGATACACGGATTACGGAATCAGAATGATGCACAAGCGCATCGAGGTCAGGTCGTTCCAGCGTACATATCAGACAGTCAAAGTGACCAAGAAGAAACGGGATGGGACAATCAAGACCGAGAAAGAGGTCGTGAACAGACCTGACATCCAACACAATTGGTCCGCCATCATCGTAGATGAGTCCCAGGGTCTGGGGGCCCATAATTCGTCCCAGACTGAATCCCTGCTGAAACTGTCATCGCTTACCACGCACCGTTACATATTGTCAGGTACACCCGTGTCGGGTGGTGGCGGTCAGGAGGATTATAAAAAACTCTACGGTCAGTTGAAATTCCTGGACCCAGACCTGTGGCCCAATTGGACCGCATTCTGCCGTGAACTGGTGGTTGCCATGGATAACTACCACAAGCCCAAGGTATATCGCAATGACCAGTGCCTGGCATTGATGAAGGCATACGGAATCGTGGCCCGTCTGGATGATTGTTACGACATGCCTGACTATCTGGATATCCCCATTCTGGTCGATATCGGATGCCCGTTGGTCTACAACGAGGTTGTAGAGGGATTCATGAAGAAATACAACATCGAAATCAAGACTGGCGGAGGTAAATTCATCAAATTGATGGAGTTGGTATCTGGGTTCATGAAGAACATAAACGATGAATGCGATTCCTATGACTGCAACAAGGCCCAGGCTGTTGCGGATATCATCAACGGTACGGATGATAAGGTGGTCATATTCTGCAATTACCGTTACAGTATCGACCAGGTTGAGAAGATTTGCAAGAAACACGGTAAGACTGTTGTATTCGATGGCCGTTCCACGACCGATACGTGGAGGGATTTCCAGTTCGGCGATGCTAGGTATCTCATCTGCCAGTATCAATCAGGAGGTACTGGAATTGATTTGTTCGCTTCACACACCATGATATTCTATGAGCCTTCGTTTTCGTCACTTCTGATGGAACAGGCCAAGGCCCGTATCCGCCGTAAAGGTCAGAATAAGAAATGTCTGTACTACTGGCTGACCACCAAAGCCAGTATTGAGGAAAAGGTTGTTGAAACCGTCCGCAACGGTGTCGATGCATCCCGTGAGATGCTTAATGAATGGGCGAAGGAGAAGACCCTGACCAACGCTTCCGCATCCTTGCCCGAATCCCAGAGGGATGGCGAAGATACCACTCCCGCTGAGGAAACCGAGGTATTCGAAGCGGTGGATTTGGATGCGAAGGATTGACAATTGAATACTGTTATATACTATCAGATACTATTACCTATTACACCAAGAAATTGGATGTGAGCCTATGAACGAAGACCAGAAGAATATCAACGCGAAGTTGAAATCTCTGTGTGAGCGGTTTCAGGTGCTGGATTGGACTCCCGATAAGGATTACACCCGCCCTGGACCCAGAGGACCGCAGACGATTTACTACACCTCGTTGAAAAAAATCAAAAAGAATGTCATGCCAGTCTACGCTGACCTCGGCCTTGACATAAAAATCAACATCGTGTCGGTCACGACCGATGGCGGTAGGGTCCAGTTCACTTGCGATATCGTCATCACTGACCTTGACAGCGGTGAGCACGATGTAACCAGGATTATCAGTGCATCCCCCACGATGGATAAGGGTGAAGCGATTGCCCTGTCCAATGCACAAAGGATGTACTACTCGTCCAGGTACGGTATCGAGGGATTGGAGTTCGAAGAGGAAGACGGGGAGCCCAATGTTAACGGCATCCTTTCGGCCAAAGCAATTCCTGTTCCCACGCCCGCAGTGTCCGTTCCCGCGACCCCGCACAATCCTACGGCGGATGTACCCGCATCCAACGCATCTGTGACTGCGGTTCCGCAGGCAAAGTCCAGTCAGGCGGAAGTGCCGAAGGTATCCCCGCCTCCCACAAAGCCTGTTCAGACCAAACTTTCCATGGTCGAGGCCCAGACTCGCATAAAGAGTATGGAAATCATCGAAAGGCTGAAGGACAATATCTCCGAAGAGGATTACGCGACAGCCAAATCCGTTTTCGAGAATTGCTCTACATCAAAGGATATCAGTATCTTGCTGGATATCAAGCATAAGGCGGAAAGCAAGGTCAAACCTGCACGCGAGGGCATGTGAGATGACTGATGCACACACCTGGGAAGCACCATTGGTGGATTACGCATGGTTGGGCGATAACAGGGTCCAGACTGACGGAACCTACCGTCAGAAGGTCACTGGTACCGCGATGGGAGGATTGATGGGAATCTCCCCATGGCAGACCCCGTTCTCCATGTCCACCAAACTCATGGGACTCTGGGATGAGGATATCGGCAACCAACCGCAGGTCATTGCGGGTAAATTGCTCGAATCCCGCATCATCGAATATGCCGACAAGACTTATGAGGGTGCATTCTACAAAGCCGAGGACATCTTCGGGAAAAGGTCTGGAAAACATGTCGATTGGAAATCGGATTTCGAGGATGATGTCTTCGCTGGGCACGTGGATGGGATTGTGTCCAAGGATGGCGAGGACTACATCCTGGAGGTCAAGACTACCAGTGAGAACGGTGCACTGAAATGGTCCGAGCATCCGCCTACCAATTATCTTTGGCAGGTCTATCTCTACAACCATTACATCACCAAACAGGATAAGGCATACATGCTCCTGGGTGTGATGGATGCCATGGCATATGCGAATCCCAATTCCTGGGTCCCGTCCAGGTACAACACCTATCTGTTCGAGGTACAAATCGACCAGGATGAGGTGGCAAGGACTCTGGACCATATCAGGGAGGTATACTGGGATACGATTGCCAAAGGAATCAGTCTGCCCGCGGACCCCAATTCCGAAATCGACCAGGAACTCATCGCACATCTGAAGAATATTCAGAATACCAGGTCCGAAATGACTAGGTTGGTAGATGATTACTTGGCGCTGAGAAAGGCCAACGAGGAATATCTTGCACGGAACCAGGCTAATATCGACCGTGAGGAAGATATGAAGGCCAGGGTCAAGGATTTCATGCTCTGCAACCATCTGGATAGGATTGGTCCCGTGAAACTTCGTAGCACGGAGAAAAACACTTTTGATTTCAAGACCGCTGACGTAGACGGTTTTGATTACAAGAAATACGTCAAAAAGACTGCGGTCAACATGCTGACCGTAGTAACCAACAAGGAGTGAAAAGAATATGTCTATGAAAATTACCGATTGGGAATTAAGCAACATCGAGCCTGTAGAGGAAGTCCCCCTCTCCCAGAACGAACACCTGCTGTACATCGAGAACGCAATGGTTATCCCCGTTCCCGAAACCACTCAGCCCAACGTCATGAAAATCAAGTTCAAGTCCTTGTCCAAGGATGGCGAGGGCAGTCTGATTTCGTTCTTCCTTAGAACCAAGGACGGAATGGACTACAACAGACAGGTCATCGGAACGCTCAACTCGCTGAAAAGGGCACTCAGGGGACCTGAACACACCAAAGGCATCCTCACACCTGACGATATGCTCTACGGTGTGGTCAAGGCTAATGTCGTGCTTTCGAATCCCAGGGAGTACAATGGCGAGGTCAGGCAGTTCCCGAACATCTACGAGTTCCATCCCGTGTCCAAATTCGAGTTGGATACTATCGCATCCCTCGGATTCCAGACCCAGGAACAGTACTCGACCCAGTGAGGTGTTGCAGATGGTATTTGTCCGCAGTTTCCCTATCAGGACGGTAGGGCAGACCTACTGCATCTGGATTCCCCACGAGTGGGGGGTTCAGAAGGGGGATATGCTCCACATCGAGATGATGATTGGAGGTAAGGTCTTCCACCACACCACCAGGGCACAGTTCAACTCTTCGATATACTGTACTCTCCCCAAGGTATGGCCCATCCATAAGGGTGATATCTACGATACCCGTGTTAATTATGCCACGGTCCCTGTAAGGCCCGAACCCGCGCCTCAAGCGGAATCGTCCGAACCTGCAGGGGATAAAACTGATATAGTTCGGAATGAGTAAGGTACCTACACGGGGGCTATGCCCCCCGCCACGGTACCATGAAACAAGGAACTCTTGAGTCGGAGATTAAGAAAGAGATTAAGGATTACATCGAGGAAATCGGTGGATTCTGGTCTGCGGTGGCTGGAGGGGCTTATTCCAAGCCAGGGGACCCCGACCTCATCGCGTGCATAAACGGAAGATTCGTTGGAATCGAGGGTAAAACCCCTTCGGGCCGTATCTCGCAGGCCCAATTGGAACGGAAAGAGGAAATCGAACATGCAAATGGATATTATCTCATCGTGCGCTCCAAGGCAGACTTCATCGACCAAATTCAGGCACTACGCATCGTTCAGTGAGGAAGTGGCCTGCACGATGCAATAGGAACCTAGGTGGAAGATTCTACCAAGGGATTATGCAGGGAATTGTATCGCATTGCTAATATCTTTCGGGGATGCATTCGATGGTTTCAGGAATAGGATGTCCCCAGAAGAAGTGATGTTCTCCAAAGAGGAGTTCACGGATGAGCAAATAGCGCAATGGAAGATGTTAGATGATAATATCATCTGATGCCGTGATGTTTGTTGAATAACCATTAAATATAGTCGATTGCCATCCATAGATTATGACTGACATGATGAACAAGACCTTAATGGCTATCATGACCGCATTCGTAGCCATTATTATCTTGACAACCGTGTTCATACCAGTCACACTAACTCAGATTGGAGCCCTATCGTCATTGGTACCTGCTGGTACTGACGTTACCCAATACACTACATTGATTAGTGCGGTCATCTTCGTGACTATCGCTTGTATAATCATCGGAGTAATCAAGTGGTTCATGGGGGAAGAAAGGTAAAAATCTGAACAAGAGGTATAAATATGGCAACCGCAGACAACTTTGTCGGAAAAATTGTGGGATTCATCGTGGCCATCGTTGTAATTCTGGCCGTTGGGGTCCCCGTGATTAACGAAGCAACTTCTGGACTTTCTGGAACTACCGCGACCATCGTTGGTATCCTTCCGATTTTCCTCGTCCTCGCGCTTCTCCTGATGCTCGTGAACATGTTCTTCAAGAACAACCAGCAGTGAATTTGAGGTGATTTAAATGGCATCCGCAGACAACTTTACTGGAAAAGTCGTATCCCTGATTATCATGATTGTGCTGGTCGCACTGGTCGCAATTCCTATCATCACTTCTATGATTGGAACTGACGGCACCCCCGAGGGAGCGACCTACCCCATTCAGTCTGGAACCACCCTTGCAACCATCGTGGAAATCCTTCCGATTTTCCTCGTCCTGGCCATTCTTCTGGTCATCGTCAAGTGGTTCCTCGATTCCAGGGCTTGATACTAGCAGTTGAATAACCCACGGGGTCGGGTATATGGCCCCAAACCTTTTCATTTTTATTTTTGATTATCACCTTGATTTATCACTACATCAACGTGGTGTTATATAAATGTAGTGATTATTAATGATTACTGCTTCCAGCATAAACATTTATAAACCGAGGTTTATACTAAGTATATGAACAGCAAGTATGCTACAACGGTTGTGATAGCGTGAATGGTCAGAAAGGAGTGGTCATTCTCATTGTTGCGATGTTGCTGACTGCAGGTATAGGTTTCTTTTTAAATGTTTCACAGAAAGATGTGACGAAGGTGGCCTATAATAAGATTACAGATTTGGAAGGAATCATCGGTGAAAATGCAGGTGATGTATCCTCATATAGTTCCTATTCCCCGACTTCCAATGTTACTGGGTGGTATGGAAATAAGGCTGTTATCCCATATATGGAAGAAGGTAGTACATCTCCCTATATCGTAGCGCCTCGTGGAGCAACTTATGATTATTCCAATTACACATGTAATATGAGGTCGTTTACCTATATTACGGGCGAGATGCAGGTTTCAGGCGATTTTCCAACATCTACTACCAAATGGTCTACGAATAAGCCTGGAGTTACGTATGATTCTTATCCAGTCACAGGAGATGCATCTACTGATAGTGAAACTACCTGGGTTAAATATTCTGATGGGGGGATGATTCATGGGGGAGTTTCGAAGGTATTCTCGCAGGCTTCCCTCGGTATAGGAGGATATGTAGTACAATCAGATGTAATCAATTTCTATATCTCTGACCGTCCGAATGTGGCCAGTATTACAATTTTCGCCCCTATTTCAGAAATATTAGGTAAGGTAGGTGTGGAGTTGCAGAATAATTACCGTATCTCATTTACGGGAGATGTACTGTATGACTGTAAATTATATGCAGATAAATCCGTGGAGCATGCATATCGCAATAATGGGTCGATTCTGCAGACATATACGACATCTAATATTTATCTGACTGGTGAAAAGAATACTGCCTCGTCTATCAAGTACATGAACGGGTCATATGTTGGATTGGATTCCAATGGAATTGCAATTTGGTCTTCAGCAAATGTTTACGTATATTCAACTAAACCGAACATTACAGTGACAGTCGGTGTGCCAGATATCACTAATCCGCTATATGTCGACCCCTATACAGCAGTCACTATCAAGGATTCAGGGTATACCTTGGAACCTACTACGAACTCATACGATTTTGACTGGGCTGGCTATCCCATGACTACTGCAGGAATTGTGCAGAATGACCAATTCACTATCGACAAAGATATTGCGGTGTATATCAGCGACATCGAGTATGCTCCGAATACATATGGGGATATTATCGCTACTTACTCCAACGGCGCTACTAAATCAATGGAAGATTCGTTTACATCTGCATACTTGGACGGTGTTTGGGGATATAAACCAGGGGCATTCGACTTCACTTGGGATGGGTACAATAGTACTGTTGAAGCGAAGTATATTGTCGGACCAACTGGTGCTGATTATGCTTCGGATGGATATGTATACTACATGTTCACAAGCGATTTGATTGGTAAATTCGTACCTAACCCGCTCGAAGGGGATGTTGTTTCATTCGATACGATGGCGGGGGTAAATGATGCAGTGATGATTCGTCCTACTGACAGTGACATTGACAGTGCGTTGCGTTTTGTTACCAGGTGGGCATGGAGAATGAATGTAGTGTCGGGTGCAATAATCAACAGGGCGAATATTGATGAGTTTTATACCGATGTGTCTATTTATCAAAGAGATGTGCAATTGAGTGATGTATATTTCCAGTATACCAACGGTATTTGGGTTCCTTATAACAAGATTACCCACGAGGCTTATGAATATAGTGAGGTGTCAGATGAGGTTGAAGATGAAAGCACTAACTATAAAGAAATACGTATATCGCGCCCTGGCAATCTGTTAATAGTCCATTCAGCCGAATCAGACGGTATGCCTGCAATGGAACTTACAATGAATTATGTAAGGAATACCGTGCAGTTTGCAACCACCTCACCAGACATTTCATTCGGGGATTTTGAAGGAATCAAATTATCTGATGGAAGTCCATTATATGGAGGAATTTCTACCGATTATATCCCATTGTCTGCCCCTGTTGATGGTGTTTCCGAGGTGAGGCTAATTTACAACCTTAGCGGAATCAGGGAACATCTTGCGTGGGCTAATCTGCGTGATGTTATTTTGGGGCTGGATAGACAGGTATTAGTTACTGCGACCACTATTTCAATCAATGGCGGTGCGGGGGCGGTACTCTATCAGAATCTGGGTGTGAATTGTGAGATTTCTAATCCCACTCCGACAAAAGCCGATTATACGGTTACACTTACTGGAGTGCCGATAGTCTGTGATTATCTCGAATACAATACGCTCGGGTATTGGGTAGCAAAATCTGGAGATACTACTGTTTGGTCAGGACAATTATCTGATTTGACCTTAGTGACCACTTCGTCATCCAATATCGCACTCTCGATAGTTACCGAAGGGTATGCGTGGTCTACTAGTCCGACAGTTGATAGTAATGTAGTGTACTGGTCGAATGGTGCGGATAATCCCACCATAGTCAACGGGCAGGTTTCGCTGTTGCTTATTCCTACGGGGAGCACACAATCCAACATTCAGATATTCACAGGGGATGTATTGTACCTTACTGCAACCCCGCAGGATGCTGGGTACAAATTTGTATACACTCTGGACGAATCCGCTCCCGTGGATGTGGGTGTATACAAGGGACTTTACATCACATATTCGATTACCGATGACACTATTACGATTGCTGGATTGACATCGCTGGTAAACACCGTAGCATATACTGTTTCTCCAATTGTGTTCAATTCCGCATTACTCAATACCCAGTCTTTGAAGTTCATTTATTTCCTCGCATTTGATGCAGATTGGGGTTCATATATTACTGAAACTCAAATTGAAAATGACCCCCTTGGACTTCTGTGGGGCGGTTTCAATGTGAATCTTAATAATTATCTTTCTACCCAGTTACCTGGGGTGCGGGTTGCGATAAACGGTGTAGTTGCATATGGTACTTCCTTAACTATAAACGGTGTGGAGTTGCCCGTGTCTGATGGGAAGATTACTTTCCAAGACAAAAAATATGTGCTGAAGGGTAGTGCGATTGATTATACTGCTGACAATCATACCTATCTTAGAATAGGTGAAGGCACCCGTGCTACTCTTGATTTGGGCGAAACCAAATCTTATGTATTCGCGGGAGAGGGTTCGTGGTATTTTGCCACATCTGCATATGCGATATCTAACGAATCAACACAGGAATATCAGTGGACCCCAGGTTGGGAGTTGAATTGGAATCAGGCATTAGTCGTGTTCATAATCGTTATGGTGGGTGCGTGTATTGTCTGTCGCAGACTTGAGATGCTGGATATGGAGTTCATGGATTGGGCAGTCATAATCGGCGCAATTATTATATGCGGTGGATTAATAAGTAGTGGTGGAATATGATTGGATTAGATGGAATTATAAACGTCATGGCGGACGTATTTTTCAATGGGGATACGACAATCTCATCTATGGCAGTGTACGTAGGTGTAATGATGGTTGTTTTCGCGCTGTTCGGTAAAGATTCCCTCATGATTCCGTTTGCATTGATGTTACCCATCACTGTAATATTCAATGCTATGGCTGTATTGCCTGATGCATTGACCATTTTGATGGTGGTAATCGCTATTGTCGGATTAGCGGTCACTATGAAGGATAAGGTGATTTGATGCTGGCAAATGGGGGGAGCACGGGGATGTCTTCGCCCGAATGGACGAGTAAAATGGTGATAGTAGCACTATTAATTGTATTCTTCACACCTTTATTCTTTTCCATATTCGCTCCCGCCCATATGCAAGATAGCGAGGACCCGTATGCCGACCAGATACATGCTTTGGAGCAGGAGTACTATCTTGCAACAGGGAACAAGATTACCGCATCTCAGGAAGTCTGGGGATTAAAGGGGATATATACCGCATTCGATGGTGGTACCTATGGCTACACCGATGATGGGTGGATTTATTCCGAGCGCATTGATAATTATGCTCCATCTCAATATAGTGCCAGTGCGATAGGCAGTGATTCTCAGACTTATTACAGCGTTAAGCGTATGGATAACGGATTGTATTACTACGTAACCGCACCAGCCAACAATGCGGGAGATATCGTTCCAGCCACACCGATATACAGGGTAGAGAATAATGTTCCCACTGATGAAATCATTGGATGGGATTACAAGAATGCTACATTGTATACCGCAGTATCCATGGACAAGGACCATCCAAGTACAATCTTTTTCACCCCATCTTCGAAACAGACTATTAACGGGCACTACTACTATAATTTTAATGGCTACAGATATTCTTTTTCTCCTCTGAGAGAATTTGGGATGAATGTTGATGGAAATATGACCATGATTCAACCAAATTCAACTTCTTTAAATTTGATTTGGTACCAGTACGCAACCAATTCAGGAATCGCGGGACAGTTGGCTATCAATGCCCAGGACCAAGGAGTAAGTTATCTTAGTGCCAGCGATATTGTGAGGGCATATAATCCTTCGGTATTCTCTTCTACATTTGATATGACTTTCGGTTCTGGCATCCCTATGCACCTCACAATCAGGTTAGACCCCTATATGATGTCGCAGGGAGATACCAATGGCCAGATTATGTCAGTAGAACAGGCATATAACGCTGGATATTGGTCAGTAATCGTGTCAAGTGATGCGGTCGCATCATCCTCTATTCAGGATACGTCTTATGATTTAAGTCTGGACAATATCTTTGAAACGTTGATAAATTTATTCACATTCAGGATAACTGAGCAGTATGACATTCCTGGCTGGTTGGGGACCGTTGCATCGCTGTTGATAACCATGCCCTTATATGCGGTACTCATTGCAGTATGTATCAGCAATTATTATCTCCTGATATTGGTTGCGTTGATGGGCGTTGTTCAAACATTAGTGGCAGGAATACAATCTGTGGGCGATTGGTGGCCCTTCTGAGGGTGGCGGGTTCACCCGCCATCTATCAGTAAATCGTTTTATACTTGCTGGCACTTTATATAGTATGGACTCCGATATTTACTCGTCTGCGGAGAACGCATCTCCCGCCACAATAGCGACCACATTGGTCATGTTATTGGTGGGAATCGTGATTATGACCGCTGTATTCATTCCGTTTGTTATGCAGAATATCTATGAAGAAACTGGGTATGACGGAGATAACGGGGAAGGTATCGGAATCACTCTATCCAAATCGGTTTCGACCGATACGACTCTACCTACCGCTACCATCGTATTCAACGAATCACCTACCCACATCTTAATCAGCGGGGGATACTCGAAGGCGATTCCTATCCAGGATATGGTGCTGGCCGTAGCGAATAATCAGGCGATATTCGTGAAAGACGGGCACTTGCATGCCTATGCAGACGGTACCGACTCGATATCTGCATCCGCGATGTGGACTATAACCAGCGGGAAAATCAACGGTGTGACATATGAATGGGTGTATTATCCCGCAACGGATGGGGCATACGCTTCTTATTCTAACGGTTATGCTAATTCCTTTGGGCAGGATGCGGTAGCGGTGGGTGTCGGCGGGGGCTACACTGCAATCAGCCACGGTTCGGACGTGACCAATACCGATTCCCCTGTGGGCTTGATTGCCAAACCTGTCAAGAACGGTGATGGGGTGTCCGAGGTAGGATATACCCGCACCGCCAGTCAATATGTGGTGAACATCGCTCCGAATTATCCTGCATACGGGTCGGTCAGTGTTTCTTCGATTTCGGTCAGCCCTGGTGCGGTGATATCGGCCAACGGGACCTCTCTGACCATCGGGGATAAGACGATTATCGCAACACCCCATCCTGAAACCTCCGAGCATTCTTATTCATTCGTGAACTGGTCCATCTCGAGTGGGGCCGTTCATGGTACGATGACCATTGTTGCGAATTTTGCATATACCTTGAAGGAGGTAAATGAATGATTAGTAAAACCGCAAAGGCATTGATTGCGATAGCATCCATCCTCACTGCAGTAGGAACGCTGATATCCATCGCGGATGAGAGTTTAGGTGAGGGCGATGAATCGACCGTGATGTATGATGGGACATGGGGATTCATAATCAATGAGGGTACTGCGACCGCGACATTGACGGAATACACCCAAACTAACATCATGGTGCTCAATATCCCTAATACAGTGTCGGATGGTACAAACACCTATCCCGTTACTGCCATTGGGTCTGGGACCCAACCATTGCTGTCCGATGGACAGATTTCCAAGAACGGAGCCTCAGTCACATTGGGGGCCACCATTACGGCCATCAATGATGATGCATTCAGCGGTGTGACCAAATTCAAAGGCTCACTGACCATTCCTGATACCGTTACCGCAATCGGTGCCAATGCGTTCAAGAATTGCGGATTCAACGGCAATCTCACACTGGGAGCCCATCTTGCGACCATCGGGGATTTCGCATTCGCGGGTACTAAATTTGTCGGTTCGCTGAATCTTCCAGATTCATTGACCTCCATCGGGGAAGGTTCATTCCAGGGATGTGACGGATTCACTGGGGAACTTGTTATTCCCGATTCGGTGGTAACACTCGGTGAAGGGGTCTTCGCCGAATCCGATGGTTTCACTGCCCTCGTCTTTGGAACTGGGGCCAACAGCCATCTTACTGCAATTCCTGCACTCATGGTCTACAATTGTAAATCCTTGGCTGGCATGGTGGAGTTGCCCCATTCGGTCACAAGTATCGGGGAAGGCGCGTTTGCCGATACCGCAATCACCAATCTGTGGATTAATTCCGAAGTGAACAACATCGGATTGAGGATTGTCCAGGGTTGTTCTGGACTGAGGGTGGTCGTGAATTACTCCTCGGCGGAAATCCTGCCAGTTACCTCCATTCCCGAAGATACGCTGGTGTTCGATACCGCTGGTGTGCAGGGGCAGTTCCATTTCCTCGCCAATGACACTATCGCAATCCTCACCCAGTATGACGGGAGCGGTGTATCCGAGTTGATTATTCCTGCACATGTTACGGATGATGATGTGACCCGCACAGTGGTGGGGCTGGGATTCAATCTCGATGATGAATCCGATTCAGATTCGGGTCTATTCTATCAGCAGTCATTCACTTCGGTCCAGTTGCCTGCCACACTGCAATACATCGGTGCATATTCATTCTTCGGTTGTGTCAATCTTACCGAGATTATCATCCCCGAATCCGTGACTTCCATCGGTAAAGATGCATTCAGGGGTTGTACTGGTCTGAAAACGGTTTACAACGAAAGTGTGCTTTCCTTTGAGAAGGGCAAGGATACTGAAGGCTGTATCGCATTATACGTTGATGCGGTCTATAACGGATTGGTTGTAAGCGAGGACCTGATGTATCAGTGCGTAGACGGTTTCGCATCCGTGTTCAAGGTCGTGAACGCACGCAGTACCTACACCATCCCCGTGACCATTCATAACCACGGGGTCCCCTGCATAGTTGACAGGATTGCCAGCACCTCATCCGCAAATATGCATGACGGCGTATTCAGTAATCTCCTGTCGATTACATCCATAACCCTGCCAGTGACTCTGACCAATATCGGGAAGGATGCGTTCTATGGCTGTGCCAACCTGCAAACCGTGGGTCTGCCATCTACACTGGAGTCTATCGGCGATTATGCGTTCTACGGTTGCACGTCCCTCAATCTCAACGTACTTCCGCCTGGAATCGTGAAGATTGGCAATCGTGCGTTCATGAACACCCCGATTACCGTTTCAGTTCTGCCTGCAACACTTATATCCATCGGTGAAAGTGCGTTCAGGTCCACGAATGTCGGCATCAGCATCATCCCCATTTCTGTGACTGCCGTAGGTCAATCCGCATTCGCGGATGCAGACCATGTTACCAGGATGGAGTTCACACAGCCCACGCAGGTGGCGATAGGTGTGCTCGCATCCTGTGGCGGTCTGATTTCGGTCGTATTCCCCGATGGGTTGGTTTCGGTGCCCGCCAGCGCGTGTGCGGACTGTACCTCGCTGACCTCAGCAAGGGTCCCTTCGACTGTAACTTCCATTTCCCAGGGGGCATTCCAGGGCTGTACCGCGCTTACTGGTATTCAATTACCCGATGGATTGAAGGTCATCTCCCAGAATGGATTCAACGGCACTGGACTCATATCCATAACGCTCCCCAAGGATTTGAATCAGATTCAGACCGATGCGTTCAATGGATGTACCGCACTTGACAAGGTAATCAACAATTCCGTCCTGTTCGTAACCATGGGTGCTGATGATAATGGAAAGGTTGCATTGTATGCCACTCACGTTGTAAACAACGTCCCGCATCAGTTCGATAAGTTCAAGATTACGACCAATGACACCGATGCGACCATCACTGCATATACGGGTGGAAATACCGACTATCTGATGATTCCTGGTCAGTTCACCAGCACGGTCGATGCACATGTCATGATTTATACCACCGTTGCAATCGGCGATGGTGTATTCAAGGATATGAAAGTCGGTACCGTGATTATCCCTGATACCGTGACCAGCATCGGGGCCAATGCGTTCAAGGGTGCGACAATCAGGTTATATCAGTTACCGTCTGCGCTGACCTACATCGGGGATTCAGCATTCCAGGATACGAGTTCTGTCATCATTACCGCAATACCCGAGGGGGTCACACACATCGGTGAGTATGCTTTCGCGGGCACTGGGTCCACATTCACATCTGCCCCGTCCGCTCTTCATATCGGTGCAGGTGCATTCCAGGGATGCAGGATGGCATCATTCATGCTCCCAGATTATATGGTATCTATCCCCAATGCACTCTTCAAAGATTGCAGTCTGCTGTCCTATGTCAATCTCAACGGTATCGTGCAAATCGGGGATTATGCATTCCAGAACTGTCCTTTGTTCACAGGTTTTACCAATATCCCCCAGGATATGACCTATATCGGACAGTACGCATTCCAGAATGATGTGGGCATAGTATCCCTGATGGTCATCGGTGCGGACAATCTTACTGTCGGTACCAATGCTTTCGATGGATGCGTGAATCTTAAATCGCTTACCGATTTCAGTACCCTGGGTCTATCGCTCGGCAGTACCGAGAACGGTAAGATGGCATTCTATGCTGATTCCATCCAGTATACTATGTCCGATGTCGGATTAATCAATCTTATCGAGGTGCATGATAAGGCAGTAAAACAGAAGACCGAGGGATGGTGGGTGATGATTGCGGTCATTCCAATCATCGTCCTTGTGGGTATCATCATCATGGCAGTGAGGAGTTTCATCGGCAAAGACGAGGACGAGGACTACTACGATGATGGCGGATATTCCGATGAAGATTATTATGATGAGTCCTCTGGTGAGGACTATGATGATTGAGGGGGCTATGCCCCCTCAAAAGGTGTCTGGGTCATTAATTGACCATAAGTAATTATAATATACCCGCAATAATCCATTATGGATTCCGATAGTGATTATGGTTTTACACCAGGGGGTGTGGCAAAATTCCTCGCCCTGATGACGGTAGGGGTCATCGCAATCACTATCTTTTGCGTAGTCATATTCGACATGATTTACGATGTCGATACTATTGATAATGGAGATGGGATGGGAGTTCCGATGGGCTCTGCCGACTTGGACACGACAGCGGACCTTACATTCATTCAGGCGGTCAACGGTGTCGATGTATCTGGCAATTATAACGGTGTGATAACATCGAAGGATATCGTTCTGGTGCTGGCAGATAATCAGGCAGTATATATTCAGGACGGGGCTCTGCACCACTATGACGGGGTATCGGACAATGTGATAAGCCATCTTACGGTCACGATTGCAGGGGGCACGATGAATAATGTCGCGTTTGCCTGGGCATATTACCCTGACCCCGATGGGGCTTATCGCGCGTATGATAGCAAAGTCAGATATGATATCGACAGCAAGGTTGCGGTAATCGGTAGTCATGATGGGGATGTTGTCATCTCAATGAACAATACCGTCACATCGGATAACACTGGAAGTGATGTGGCAGTCATCGTCAATAGGTCGGCAGACGGTATCGAAGGTATCAAGTATAGGTGGGAATCGAATGAATAAATCAATTTGGGCTATGGCCATTATTATATCTGTTGCGGTAGGCGGTATCTTTGTTCTGACTGGCGATTCCGATGATGTCGAAGCAGATACCACTACGTACACTGATGGTGATTGGACATTCATCGTGAACGAGGATGGGGCCAGTGCGACCATCACCAAGTTCAATGGTACCAACGCATTTATTATCAATGTCCCGTCCGCAGTATCTGATGGGACCACAACTTATCCAGTCACGGCATTGGACGGCGGTACCAGTTATCCCTATGTGCCCGTTTTCAATAATACATCTGTTGCACAAGGCGGAGCGGTAACGTTCCCCAACACATTGACCAGATTAGGCACCTACGTTTTCAATGGTTGCACCAATTTGCAGATGTCTGGGGATTTGAATCTTCCATCCAGTCTTACATATATTGGGCATCGTGCATTCGGAGGTTGTACTGGACTTTATGGTTCCTTGGCACTTCCTGACAATGTGACCTATATCGGGTCATGGGCATTTTATGGGTGCGGATTCACATCCACGCTCACGTTACCAAGTTCTGTGCAAACAATTGAGGTAAGTGCATTCGGGAATTGTCAATTTCATGGTTCGCTGGTCATTCCCGATTCTGTTACGTATATCGGGGCAAGTGCATTTTCAGGTTGTACTGGGTTCACTGGTTCGCTGGTCATTCCCGATTCTGTTACGTATATCGGGGCAAGTGCATTTTCAGGTTGTACTGGTTTCGATGGCACCCTTACCCTGTCTAGCAGTTTGACAGCAATACCCGATTCAGCATTCCGTATGTGCGGATTCACGGGTTCATTGACCATTCCAAATGCTGTCACATCTATCGGACAAGAGGCATTCCGTGGCTGTTCTGGGTTCACTGGTTCATTAACTATACCTAACACAGTCACAAGTATCGGCAGTATGGCGTTCTATAATTGTTCTGGATTCACGTCATTATCCCTCCCGAATACCATCACGTCAATCAGCGCTGATACTTTTAACGGGTGTTCTGGATTCACTGGCACACTGACCATCCCCAGTGGGGTAACAAGTATCGGTAACAATGCATTCTATGGTTGTTCAGGCTTTACTGGTTCGCTGGTCATTCCTAGTGGGGTAACAAGTATCGGTAACAAAGCATTCGGGAGATGTTCAGGATTCAATGGTTCGCTGGTCATTCCCAGCGGGGTAACAAGTATCGGTAGCGAGGTATTCAGTTATTGTTCTGGATTCATCGGCACACTAACCATTCCCAGTGGGGTAACAAGTATCGGTAACAATGCATTTGAGAGATGTTCTGGATTCACTTCGCTGGTCATTCCCAGCGGGGTAACAAGTATCGGTAACAGTGCATTCTATGGTTGTTCAGGTTTCACTGGTACTCTGACATTACCTGAATCATTGACTACAATTGGGTCGATGGCATTCCGTGATTGTTCAGGTTTTACGGGAGTCTTGGAAATACCGTATGGACTTACATCTATTGCATCTGGTGCATTCAATGGATGTTCTGGATTCAGTGCGTTAATTCTGCCTTCAACGGTTACTACTATCACCACTGGTACCAGTCCGTATGAATATACCAATTCATTCTATGGGTGTACCAATCTAGCAACCGTGTATAATGCAAGTGCGTTGGATATCCAGAAAGATACCAATAACGGATATGCTGGCTACTACGCAACCGATATCTACCAGTGTCATACCGTATTCATCACTTCCAACAATTCCGATTATGGGTACCCATCCAAACCTGAATTGGTCATCATGGATGGGGATTATCTTATGGCCAGTTCAGATGAGATATCCACCACCGTTCCTAATCAATCGTCAAGAGCGATGCCTTATCCTGGTTGTAGTTTCATGGATTACACTTATGACAGCGGACCTATTACTATGGATACGTATGTCACTGCGAATTTCCAGCCCCCCACCTACTATACGATATCCATTGAGGTGGCACCCAGCAGTGAGTACGGCTCGGTAAGCCAACAGTCCGTCACGGTCATCGAGGGCACACTCATTTCAACCAATGGTGATAGACTTACTATCGGAAGTACTGTAATCGTTGCCTCACCTAACCCCCGTACTGATTATTACACATACTCATTCCTCAATTGGTCCGATGTGCCCAGTTCCGTAATGGGTAATGATACGATTTATGCGAATTTCGAGGCGGTTGAGAATGAGTATACCGTCACTATCCGTTCCAATGATGAAAATATGGGTACCGTCAGCGATACCTCTGTCAGCGTGCCTTACGGCACGGCCTATTCTGCATCTGGTGATGTCCTGACAATCGGTTCGTTCACGATTTACGCCACGGTCATGCCCGAATCCACTGAATCTGTTTATTCGCTGAGGGAGTGGTCCCCGTCCAGCGGAACCATCACTGATAATACTACAGAGATTACTGCGGTATTCCAGAGTTCGCCCAGACCCTATTCGGTGCATTTCTCCTCAGATAACCCGACTTATGGTACCGTTTCCGAGAGTGAGATTACCGCATATTACGGAGATAGCATTTCGGTATCTGGTTCATCGTTTACGGTCGGTTCCAATTCTCCAGTTACCGCTACTCCTACGACCGTAGGTGCATACGAGTTCATTTATTGGGAGTGGTACCCCTCTGATTCCACGATTATGGGGGAAACCTATGTCACTGCTCATTTCGTGGTAGTAACCAAGACTGTTAACGTGGAATCGAATAACATTAGTTACGGGTCGGTAGAGATACTTGGACAAGCGATGGATTATGTGGAAGTTCCTTACGGAACCACGTTCTATGTTTACAATGGGGAACTCCATATCGGGTCCTACACGGCAACCGCTACGGCGGAGCCGTCCACATATGATTACGACTATGCATTCACTGGCTGGTCCCCGTCCAGCGGAACTGTTACGGATAATATGACCATCTATGCGAATTTCTCTGCAACGGCGATTGTTTGGAGGAATGTTACGATTCTTGTCAACGATAGTGAGTATGGTTCTGTAAGTCCATCTTCACTTACTGTTCGTGATGGGTCATCTATCTCGGCCCAGGGGAATGAATTGACCATCGGTACAGATAGGGTTGTGGCTACCCCATCCGATAGGACCGATGAGTATAGTTATATCTTCAACTATTGGTCCCGTACATCTGGAACTATCACCAGCGATTCCACGATTCTTGCTACATTCGAAAGGACCATCAATACCTATACGGTATCCTTTATTGAAGTCAACGGAGAATATGGATATATCACACGGGATGGGTACACGGTATCATCCATATCGGTGCAGTATGGTTCAACGATTACCTCGTCTGTTGTGAACGGAGTACCTAGGCTGACATTCCAGCGGGCCCAGGCAGTCAGTGTCGAGGCTCATATCCTGGCGGATAATGACCAATGGGACTATTCATTCGATGGATGGTCCCCCGATACTGGTACTGTCCGTGGCAATATGGATATAACCGTGTCCTTCTCGCGGGCATTACAGCAATACAATGTTACATTCACCGTTTCCCCCAGTGGATATGGTTCAGTCAGCAGGGCGGATATCCTTGTACCATACGGTACGACCTATTCAGTCAATCAGTCTGGTGAATTAGAGATATATGGAGAAACCATATCTGCCCAGCCCACGCAGGCTGATGAAACCTACTTCTATACATTCACTGGCTGGTCCCCGTCCAGCGGAACCGTTACGAATGCAAGTACTGCAACAATCCAGGCGAATTTCGAACAGAACTACGTTCCGTATACCGTTTATTTCGAGGTTTCCCCCGCAGGGAGCGGTACAGTGGACCATCAATCTGTCACGGTCCATTACAACACTTATTTCTATGCAGAGGGGGACCAGATTCATATTGGAGATGTGATTGTAACTGCCACGCCCTCCGACCCGACCGCCGAATACAGATACGTGTTCAATTCCTGGTCGGAATCGTCAGGTAACATCACGGATGCGAGTGGTACTACAATTACCGCGAATATTGATGTGGTCGATGTGGTATACACCGTGTATATTCAGGTAAATAATTCGGATTACGGTCATGTTACCCGTGATGAGGTATCTGTCAGGTATAACACCCCATATTCGGTGGAGGGCAATAAACTTACCATCGGGGTTTATGAAATCTATGCAAATGCCGAGATTGATACTGCCCAGTATGATTATGAGTTCCAGTCCTGGGATGTAACCTCTGGATTTGTCACTTCCTCGGGGTGGGCGATTACCGCAACATTCACTGCTACCTTGCGGTGGTATGATGTCACATTTGCTGTATCCCCCAGCGGATATGGTTCGGTTGATATCGCATCGGTGGAGGGCAATACACTTCATGTACCTTACGGTACATCAGTATCACTTGGTAATAATCCCAACGAACTGAATGTTGGGGATGTACTCGTTACCGCAACCCCCGAAGACGGATATCCTCGGTATGTGTATTCATTCGTGAATTGGAGCGGTGCATCTGCTACGGTCGAGGCGGATATGCCTATCGTGGCTAATTTCGATAGGGTCACTGCACAGTATCTTGTGCATTTCAGTGTCAAATCTGGCGATTCCGATTATGGGCATATCGAGTCCACCACTTCCGCATATTATGCATATTATGGAACGACATTTACCGTGAGCGGAAATCAGATATCATTCGATGGACACACCGTGGAGGCAGTTCCGACAACCTCTGATGAAAGGGATACATATTCATTCGTAGGATGGGAGGGGGTACCCAACAGTGTGGTCGAGGAAACGTTTATCGAAGCGGATTTCAGTCATTCCATCACTAAACACAGGGTCGATTTCGTACCCACGTCCTCTTGGGGTAATGTATCCGTAAGTTACCTGATGGTAGATTATGGAACATCGTATTATGCTCAAGATGATGAGATGATATTTGGTTCTGATAGGGTTACAGCAACACCGCTGGCTGATAATGAGCGTTATGACTATGGATTCAGCGGTTGGACCCCTTCATCTGGAACTATCGAAGGTCCGACCACTATCCAGGTAGTGTTCACCAGAGATGACATCTATTATACTGTCACAATCCAGTCCAACGATACCACTATGGGTACCGTCAGTCAATCTACGGTGTCCGTGCTTTACGATACCTCTTATTCCGTTAATGGGACCACGCTGACCATCGGTTCTACCGAAGTTTACGCATACCCCAGCGACCCCACCGAGGCGTACATCTACGTCTTGGAGGAATGGGACCCGTCATCTGGACGGATTACCGATAACTCTACGATTATCCATGCTAATTTTGGATGGGTGTATCATGAATATACCGTGACCATCACTTCCAACAATTCAGACTACGGCTACGTGGACCCCCGCACAGTTGAGGTGCCCTACGGTTCATCCATCTCTGCATCGGGGGATGTATTGTCTATCGGTGAGGAAACCGTGACCGC